GCTGGTGCTGGCGCGGCCAGGGCGGGTAGCGGGGAGCAAAAGGAAACCGTGATGGGAATGAACTGACGCGCCAACGAAAAAAAGCCACCTTGCGGTGGCTTTCTTCTTGATTCTGGCGGAGACGGTGTCCGCCAACCCGGCATCCATTAGCGTCCGAAACGATCCACTAAGTCCTTGATGTTAATGGATAAATACTCTTCAATTAGTCCGGCAGAGTCCGTTAATATACGCTAGAATCCAGCGTATCAACGTGGGTAGGAACGGGGGTAGATGGTGGGGCGGACGGTTGAAAAGCTGACGGCATTGGCCGTCAATCGGCAGAAGGTGCCTGGGTATTATAGCGACGGCGCGGGTCTGTACCTGCAGGTTTCGAAGACTGGAACGAAAAGCTGGATCTTCAGGTATTCGCGTGGCGGCAAGGAGCGCGAGATGGGCTTGGGGCCGCTGCATACGGTCAGCCTGGCCGAAGCGCGCGAGCATGCGCGAGGATGCAGGTCGACCTTGCTTGCCGGCGGCGATCCGCTCGAGATACGCAAAGCTGAGCAACTGGACGGTGCATTGGAGCGCGCGAAGACGATCACCTTCGACTATTGCGCCGCGGCCTATATCGATGCGCATCGGGGCAGTTGGAAGAATCAGAAGCATGCTGCCCAGTGGGAGAGCACGATCGCTACCTACGCGAGTCCGATCATCGGCGAGCTGCCAGTAGCGACCGTCGACACCGCCCTGGTCGTTAAAGTGCTTCAGCCGATCTGGCAAGAGAAGACCGAGACGGCGACCCGTGTGCGGAGTCGAATCGAAAACATCCTGGACTGGGCCACGGTGAGCAAGTTCCGAACGGGCGAGAATCCCGCGCGCTGGCGCGGGCACCTTGACCACCTGCTGTCGGATCCATCGAAGGCGGCGAGGGTCGAGCATCATGCCGCCCTACCGTGGCAGGAAATCGGTAATTTCATGGCCGACGTGCGGCAGCGCGATGGCGTGGCCGCGCGCGCAGTCGAGTTTGTCATACTCACGGCGGCCAGGTCGGGGGAGGTGCGCGGCGCCACTTGGTCTGAAATAGATCTGGATTCCGCTATCTGGACAGTGCCGGCCGAGCGCATGAAGGCTGGGCGTGAGCACCGCGTGCCGCTGTCGACCGCGGCGGTCTCGCTATTGAAATCGATGCCCCAGGTCGGCGACATCGTTTTCCCTGGCCAGCGGCACGGCCGGGGACTTTCCGACATGAGCCTCACCGCCGTGCTGCGCCGAATGGATCGCCGCGACATCACAGTGCACGGCTTCCGCTCGACGTTCCGCGATTGGTGCGCGGAATCGGTCGGCAACTCGTTCCCACGGGAGGTGTGCGAGCACGCCCTCGCGCACAGCCTGCCCGACAAGGTCGAGGCGGCCTACCGGCGCGGCGACTTGATCGAGAAACGTAAGGTGCTGATGCAGGTATGGGCGGACTATTGCGGCAAGCGGCCGACCACCGCGGGCGTCTCGGCGCTTAGGCGTGAGGAAGCTGCGTGATCAGTTCAGCCGGTTTTTGAGCCGGCCAGCACCATTACCGACCATTCCTGCACACACTCGGCGCCGCCCTCCCCTCGCTCGATTCCGCGAAACAGCATCTTGTCCAAGTGCATCGTCACCAGCTTCGCATCGGTTAGGATCGGGATAATCGGCTCCTGCCGCGAGTCGTCGTGCTTTGCCAGCTTAGCCTGAGGCCCGCCGCTGGATATGGAAAGCGTAAGCTCGCCGGCCGCGCCCGGATCCGCCTGGATATCCCGGTCGTTTTTGCGGATGCCCCCGCTGCGAAGGCGCTTGACGATACTGTACATTTATCCAGTATATCAAAAACGCAACTGTCGCGCCTCAAGACCAGGTTGCGGTGCGCTGGCATCATCGCTGGATGAAACAGCGAACCGACATAGCCACCGCTGCTGTGATTGACGCAGCAATCCATTTGAGCACCGCCGCTGGCGTCCGGCCCGCCGCGCACTTCTTGTTCACGCGCTGCGTTCCGATCTGGGTTGCGCACCGCGTGCTAGTCCGTCCGAGTCTGCGTCGGCCGCACTAGGAGCGGCAGAGGGGACGTGCTGACAGCGGCCGCACTTGATGATAGGATCGAATCTCTACCACGGGAGGGATCATGAATAACCAGCAGCGGTTCGACAAGGCGCTATCTGATGCCAGAGACAAGCTGGATTCCTCATTTCTGAACCTGTCGCGAGCCGTGCAGGCGGCAACGTGCAGTTTCGAGAATTTCCGGCTCGCGGCTCCCACTGACGATATCCGTGCAGTGCGTCAGGAAGCAAGCGAGGCGGTCGACGGCGCGATGGCCCGCGCTCCTGAAATAATCGACCAATCGAACGCTATGGCGGCTCGCGCTCTCCAACGCGCCATGGGCCGCGGCTAACCACTTCGATTGCCCGGCCCCTGGTCCGTCCATCGCGGCATCGGCTGATATAGCCCAGTCCATCCGTTGACCGTTAACAACTTGCAGTAAACCCAACAGTTCGACAATGCCTCATCACATCGAGGAGGCATCATGCTTTACACCATTTACCCCGGCAATGTAGACGCCCTGGAAGGCCACGCGCCCTTCCGGGATGGTGAGTGCGTAGCGCTCGTTCAGTCGACGACTGGCGTTGGCCACACAAGCAGATGGCGGCCGGGTCCCCGGGTGGTAGACCTCAGTTTCCTGAATCCCGGTACCGTTATTGCTAATTTCGTCTTCGACAACAAGGGTATCGGGCACTTTCCGAACCGACACGGCTACCACGCAGCGCTCTTCATCGAGTTTGGTGGGCGCGGTATGTCGAGCGGGAAAGCGATGAGCATTCACGTCATGGACCAGTGGCGAGGGCGGCGAGAGAACGTAGTGAAGCGGAGGGAAATTCCGGCGCGGGGCAAGAGCAAGGCGGAAGGCAACCCCTATTCCGACTCCGAGAACGCCGATCAGTTCTACGTGGTGATTGCGTGAGGGCCGCCATTGCTGTGGCCATCGCGGCGTGCATCGGGGTCGCGCATGCGGAAACAATCGAGTGCCCGCAGCGCTACGCCGGTGCGCAGCTGGTGGGCGGTAGCATGTACGACGGGGCTGCGCACGAGTATGAACTGGTGGGCACGCTCGCGGAAATGCGCGACGGCCAGAGCGTCGCCTATGAGTTCCCAGGCGCGGAGGTGAAGTGGCTCGCGTGCTGGTACGGAAAGGGTGCAGTGCAGTGGCGTCAAGTAAGCACCGCAGTGAAGAGGTGTGAGGTCAGGGAGCGCCGTTCGCGCGATCGAGTGATAGTGATGGCCGAGTGCAAGTAACGCTATCTCGCGGCGAGGCCCTGATGCCCGCTGCTAACCCGACGGACCTTTTTGGCGAGGACACCCGGCGATCACCACCTCGAGCTTCGTCGCGTAGCCCTCCCACGCAGCCGCGTCGATGAGCGCGGCCTGCGCGGCGGCCTTGTCGCCCGGGTAGGCGCCGTCGCCGAACGTGTTGACCGGGCGCGCCGGCACCGGACCAACGCAGCCGACCGTCACCGGCACCGGCACCTTCTGCGGCTCGACCGCGCAGCCGGCCAGCACCAGCGCCACTAGGGCGCAGGTGCTGCGGAAAAGTGCAGGTGCAGCCAAAAGCTGCAGGCGGTGCAGGCCCAGCATCACCACCTCCCCCACGCTTCGCGCATCACTCCGTCGCAGTCCTGCGCTTGGCTGGCGGTGACGGCCGCGCTACGGCTTTGCGTGCGCGCGATCGCGGCGGCGGCGAACTTCTCGGCCACCTGGCGGCGCTCGTCGGCCGCGCGCCTCTCGTCGCCCAGCTTGTTGACGGCGGCGCTCTGCTCGAGCAGCTGCTTTTCCACCGCGGCGCGCTTGCCGATTTCGATGGCGAGCGCTCGTTGATGCCCGGCAGCCAGGCGCCAGCCATTGGCGACGGCACCGGTGGCGGCCGCGCCTGCTAGCGCCAGCACCAGGGCCGCGGCGCCGGCGACCAGCTTGTACTGCGGCGGGATGAGCATCATGGGTATGCCTTCCACGTGAGCTGGAAGTGCGGGCCGTCGACCAACGATTTCCAGTCGCCGCCCCATTCGATCGGCACGCCCAGCTCGGCCGCCGCCGCCTTCATGGCCTTGGCCAGCTTCGGGTACAGCGGCCAATCCCAGCGTACCTCGGTGCCGACCATTGCAGCCAAGTCGACCGCGCACGACAGGCCGCACTTGTTCGCCGTCGGCAGGTGGCGGGACCGGGCCGTCTGCGAGGCGCCGGCGGCGACCAGCTGCTGCTGGCGCGCCGCCGAGCGCACGCCTTCGGTCACGGCGAAGTCGATGTCGGTGAGCTGGATCGCGCGCTTGACGACTTTCACCAGGTCGGGGTGCACGCCGTCCAGGCGCGAGAGTGAGCGCGCGCTCAGTTGGAAATTAGGCTTCATTGGGCGGTTCTTTCGGCGATTGGGTAGATGGAAACTTGGTGTCGGCCCATGCGCTCAACTTGGCCTCGGCCTTGAAGAGCGCGCGCGAGCCCATGTGCGACGTGATGCCGACGAGCGCCGGCGCCAAGTCAGACGAGAAGCCCTGCCACTGGCACAGCTTGAAGGTAATGATCCCGACGAACGCGGACGTCGCCAGCTCGCCGATAAACTCGGTGATGTTCCAGGCGCGCACATGGCCGGCCCGCAGCTTCTGGTAGAACGACACGAAGCCGCCGAGCAGGGACAGGGCCACGACCCACGCCCAGGTGAGTAGCGTCGCCAAGTCGCTGATGAAAATCGGCTGGTGCGGTGGTTTTTCGAGCATGGGTGCCTTATGGTTGGGCGTAAAAAAACCGCTCGAGGCGGCCTGGTTTGCTGGTTTCTGGTGCTGTGCGGCTCACGCGCGCATCAGTTCTGACTTGGGGTAGTCGACCATGTGCAGATCGATGGGGCGGACTCGCTTCATCATCGCCGGATCGAACAACCGCGTACCGCCGGCGAGCACGATCGCAAACGTCAGATCGGAACACCACCACCGATCATCGTCGGCCCAGTCCACCGAGTAGGTGAGCGGGATGCCGACGGCGCCGCGGTAGTCGTACTTCTTCGGCTTCGCCGGCGGCGGTGGTGCGCACTGCGCTTCGGCGAAGGCGCGCGCTGCGTCGATGTCGGGCACGATCACGTGCATGTCCCGGTAGACCACGATACCTTCCATCAGCTGGTCGACCGTACCCGCCCGGCAGCCGTGCACCATCGACGCCTCATAGGCGCGGTCGCCAATGATCGTGATCGAGTGCGAGAACTGGCGCGAGCCCGAGCAAACCCCGACAGCCAGGCTGAGCGGGTTGTACGGCCACCGGCTGGTGAGCCGGACCGTGACGATTCCTGATCGCTTCATCAAACCTCCTTTAATGTAGAGCTAGTGGTGTATTGCTCCGAAAGTCCGAGCTGCTGAGCCAGCGCCCGCATATCCGCACGCATGTCGGCGACGATCGCGAAAACGGCGCCGGCGTCGGGCGCGTGCCGAGCATCCTCTTTGTTCAGCAATCGCAGCAAGCGCACCTTGCTGAGAACTGTTTCCCACAGCGCCGCTGTGGCCAGAATGTCGTCACAGGCCTGGCGTGCAGTCCAGCCGTTACGCCACTTCGCCATGGCCCAGCTGACCACATCGGGCGGCGCTGGCTGTTCGTCCGTCTCAGGGTAGCCGGAGCCGCGCCACGCCTGCGCCTGCTGTAACGCCTGACGATATTCCTCTGTCTGCATCGTCAGGCGATTGACGACCGCCAGGCGCAAGGCTTCGCCGGCGGCGTCGATTTGCCGGATGCCCACGGCGACAGCCTCATCCAGTGGGATTTCCCAGCGCGGCGCGCCACCAACCCAGCGCTGCACGCTGCTCGGTGTCGGCGCGCCCATGGTCACGGCGCCCTGCCATGGGACGTAGGTGAAGCCCTCGATATCGGTAGGCGTGGGTGCGGTCGGCCCAGCGTCGGGCGCGTCAGGCTGACCGACCGCATGGTTGACGCGGTTTTGCGAGTCCAAGCCTAGAAATTGGGTCATGTGAGATCCACGAAAATATCTTGCGAAACACCCTTGGTGGTGCCGTTGTCCGAAATGATGCAGGTAATGGTGACCGTCACCGAATCGCCAGCAACCGTATTTGCGTTCGCACGCACAGTGACGGCCGCTTGCGTTGCGCCGACCAGATTGAATTGCACCTGCGCCGGGGCATTCGTTATGGACCAGGAATACGACGGGTTGACCGGATTTGAAATCGACGCGGTGTGCGTCCCGCAATACCCGTTCGTCACGTTGTGCGGAAGCTGGAACGTATTTCCAGGATTGGACGTAATTGAAACCGCGCGCCCGGCCAGTTGAAGCGTCGGATTGACGATCAGCAGTGGCGTGGACGATCCCGGGTCCATGATGATTTTGGATCCCGCCGAGTTGCCGATGCTCATGCGTGCGCTATGGCCGCTTCCTGCGCCCTCGATCCAGAAGCCGCTTCCCGTATCGAACGCGGTTTGACCACTGCTGATATCGCCGCCCACACTCAACTTCAGGTGCTTCGTTTCGATCGAACCCGGCGCCGTCGTGGAACCCTCGGTCATCAGGTCGAGGCGCAGACCGGTCACGGCCATGGCGTTGCTGGTTCCGCTGCCGCCTGCATTGATCTGCAGGAACACCGAACAGAACTTTGCTGCCGCAGGAATGGGTAGTCCGGCCACCTTCGCACCAAAGCCGCCATTCTTGTACGTGCGCCAAACGCCATCGCCCCCTGGGATGAAGTTTTGGACGAAGTGCGCGCCGAACTGATCGCTCCAGCTCGACGTGATAACCGCGCCTGCGCCGTCGTAGAAATTCAGGCCGACACGCAGTGCACGATTGTTGCCCGACGAAGCCCAAGCGCTTACCGAGGCGTTGTAGGTGGCCGACGAGTCGATCGGGAAACGCTCACTGACGGCATTGGCGTAATCAGCCGTACCTTGGACGTAGGTATTGGCAGGCGCCGCCCCGCCTGGCCCGGTGGCTGCGCTCATATTGTTGAGCGACCAGCCTGCAATATCGGTGAAGTAGGGGTCGCGGTTGAGCGTCCCACCATCGCCCGTCGCAATGATATTGGACGCCTTTACAATCGTTCCCGTCAGGGTTCCGCCGAACGTCCCCGACATCGCCCATAGCTGCCCAGTATTCGACACGCGGAACGGCGCAGCGCCATAGGTGGCCGCACCAGCCCACTGGTTGCCGGCCGCATCTACGTGCATGCTTGTGGCACCCGAGCCGATATCTAGCGTACCGCCGATGATTGCAACGGAGCTAAATACGGCCGCGCCAGTGTTGGAGACGCGGTAAGGTGCACTGGCGAATGATCCGGCGCCAGCCCACTGGTTGCCGTTCGCGTCGACGTGCCAGCTCGTGGAGCCGCTGCCGATGTCCATGCTCCCGGACGTGATCGCGCCCATGACACCGAGCGTGATCGCCGATAAGCTGGCGACTTTCAGCGATGACCAGTATGGGACTGACCAAGTGACGGTATCGTTGGCCGGGTTATAGATGCCGTCGACCTGGTACATGAACTCGCCCTGGGCGAGCGCCGGGACTCCTTTCGAATACATGCCCACGATGCCGCCGCTGTTCGACACTGGAACGCTCGTCCTGCCGGCCGTCGGCGCAGGGGGCGTGGTGGTGCTCGCCGTTGCCGAGGCGCAATAGGCCGTGACGTAGCTCGCTCCTTCAGCACCGGCAACGCTCGCCCCGGCGCGCGCTTTCGCGAGCGATAAGACGATCGGGATGATCACGCCACCATAAACTGCCTGCAGCGTGGCTGATGCCTGGTCGGCGCTCATCGCCGACACGGAGTAGACGCCTGCCGTTGTAATCCCGACGGTGCAGCCGGTTTGCGACGCGACCGAATAGGCGACCGCGGCGCCAGTTTTCTCGACCGTCCCTTCGTAGACCTTAAAAGTACCAAAAGCAGACGCGAACGAGCCGACTGTGCCCGCACTATTGGCCGCCAACGTCATCGACTGATTGGTAAGGAAGCCACCGATCGCCGACGCACCATTGCTGCCGCCAGTGACCTGCAAGAGCGTCATCTCATCGGTGTAGACGGTACCCGCGATCGTGGTTTGCACGCGGAACACACGCGAGCCAGTGAAAGCGCCGGACGCCGCGGCGTACGTTGCCGCCGTGGCGCCTGCGATGTTTGTCCAAGCTGAACCCGTCCAATACTGCCATTGATTCGCGCTAGCGGCGCCACCGTAAGGAGTCGCCGTCAGCGTTATCGTAGTCGGAGCGAAAGCATCAGTTGACGTCGCGCGACTGAAAACCTGGCCGCCGGCTGTAGAAATATCGACATACATTGCGGTACCGGCCGGACCTGTGGCACCAGCAGACCCGGCAACCGTGATCGATGCGCTCGACCAGTTAAATCCGGTCGACGAGACGGCAGCCGAGTCGATGACGCGCACCGCGGCTTTCCACAGCGTGTAGCCCGGCGATGGCGAAACCCCGGGCGTCAGCGCCCAGCTAGCGGGAGCCGCGCCGAAAGCAAAGCTCGCCCAGGTGAGCGTGCCAGTACCCACTGGCCCCGCCGGGATTGTGGCCGCCCATTGGTAGACGGCGACCTCATACGACTGCAGGCCGCTCAAGCCATTCGCGCCGTTCTGCACGCCATCCTCAACGACCGCGCTTGTGTAGGCGACTGGCGACGTGGTGGCCGCGACAGCGGCCGACAGTGGGACCGCAGCTGCGAAGAGCCGCCACCCTGGCGTGCCTGGATTAGCCGCCGCTGGGTTTGCCCATCCATCCTGGCCAGTGTAGCCACTATTCGTCAGGGCCGCCCAGGTGAACGTGCTGACCCCGGTTGGCTTCGCGGGCGCGATCGGTGCCCATTGGAACAAGCGCGCGACTGCGGTTTTCAATCCATCAGCACCAGCTGCTCCGTCCCGGCTCTTGATGAGCTTGAGCGTGCGCGAGTACGTCCGGCCGAACGTCGTGATGCTCGCGGTTACCTCGGCTGACGATGCGGCCATATTGGCAAAGGTCAGTTGTGCAGTGGCGGCGGCCTTATTCGTCAGCGTGCCGCCAACGCAGGACCAGGTCACCGGGCCATCCAGTGCGATGAGGGTCGCAGAAAAGGTGATCACCCCAGGCGTGGTTTCGCCCGCCTGGTTGGTATGGAACGACGGAGCGTCCGAGGACAACAGGACGTCGGCGTTTTTCGAAACGCCATCCTTCGCGATCGCCACTGCTATCGACAGCGTCTCGATCGACGTGATACCGATCGAATTCACTGCCGCCATCTTCGCGGCATAGGTCCCGGGGAGCACGTCCTGCACGTCCAGCGTTGGATTCGGCTGGCGCGGAATGGCAACCCAGTTGTCATCGCCACGGCGGTATGCGCCCTCATATGCAACTGCACCCGGCACCGGTGCACAGCTGACCTGCAGCGCCAGCTTTTGCACGTCGGCGAGCGACACGGTATAGCCGACGAGGGTCACCGATGCCGGCGGCGCCTGACGGCTCACGTCGAGCGCCGTTTGCGTGCGAGGCGTGATGGCCGTGCCGTTTTCCACGAAATCGAACTTGCCCGGCTCGTGCTGGATTGCCGATATCGAAAACGTCAGCTCGTCCTTTTCCACGACGGACAGCACGCGGAACAGCGGCGCGGACAACTCCGTGCTGTCCACCGACCATATCGATTGAGCCGCCGGCATGACCGACCAATCGGTGGCTACGGTGACAGAATCACCAGCCACGGCCGAGACGGCGCGGGTTTCGCTCTTGCCGGTAGGTAGGATGACGGTTAGGTTATCGCCTGCCTTGACCACCGGTGCCTTATCGAGCACCGCGGTGCGCCCGGTTGCCGAGCGAATACGCCCGCCAGCACGGCGGCCCATGCGTGAAGGATCGGAAATGCGCACGATCTGACCAGGCAGCGCGATTGCGCCGTCCAGGCCGACGTCGAACGTCAGCGCTTCGGTTTCCAGGCGCGAGGTGGCCAGCACCCAACGGCCAGCGCGCTGGGCTTGGGCTTGCGACGTGCAGCCGAAGGCTGTCAGCTCCGCCTGTTGGATTCCGTACCGCCGAACGCCCTCTTGGTCCTCGACATACTCGACCTTCGGCCTATAGAAATCCTCCGGGTCGTTCCAAGTAACAAGCGCCACGGTGTAGCGTGTCGCCTTACCACTTCCGGCGCGGGTAAATTTGGCGTCAATGACGTTGGCGGCGGTGTAGACGTAGACTGGGTCTGCCGGCATGTCAGCGGACGCCATGATCGTACCACCACCCCAATACGAGATGCCGCGGAAAATCGACGCAATATCCTGCAGCACGGCATAGGCCGCCTTGCGGCTCTGTAGGTACAAATTGCAGGTAAATCGCGGCTCGGTGCCACCCCTTCCGTTCGGGACCATCTGGTCGCAGTACTGTGCGATGCGGTACAGGGACCACTTGTCCAGCTGGGCCGGCAGGATGCGGTCGCCTAGGCCATAGCGATCGTGCAGTACCAGGTCGCGGAACACCCACGCCGGATTGTTCGACCACGCCGGCTTGAACGTTCCATCCCACACGCCGCTGTACGTGCGCGTGATCGAGTTGTAATTGCTCGGCACCTGAATGATGCGACCTAGAAGGTCGTACGCCCGCATCGGCACGCTCTGGAACTGCTGCGCGTCTACCTGGATGCCGACGATTGCGGACATCGGATAGCGCAGCTTCGCATCGATGATCTCGGCGTAGCTGACGACGGTAGTCGTATCGGCAATCGAGGAGGTGTTCGCGTTCGGGGTCAGGCGCGTCACGCGGATTTGCCACCCGGTGGTGGCGCGCGGCAGGTCAACCCGGGCCGAACGCTGGTAGGCAGACGTGGTCTTGCCGCTGAAGCTGTTTGAGATGACGACCTGGTAGGCGCCACCGTCCTTCGAAAGCTCAATCTGGTAGTCGATCTTATAGCCTAGAATATCGCCGTTCGTGGTATCGGCCTTACTTAGGGCTGGCACGCCCAGGGTGATGCGGACGGCCGAAAGCTCGGTATTGCCGATCGCGCGAACCCAGGGAGCGCCCGACTTAAGTTCGACGCCCACCGAAATTTCATTCTCGACGTCCGCAAAGCCGGCAATATAGTCCTGGTCCTGCGTGCCGGTGCGGAAGTCGACGGCAATGCTCGCGAAATTGCGCGTGCCATCGGCGTTCTCCACGGGTGTCTGATTCAAGTATACCGATTCCATGCCTTTCGCCAGACCCAGAATTTCGCCTTCTGAGACAAGGTCAAGCACACGGGCGAACGACGTGTTGTGCAGGCTGTCCGTGGCCTCGTAATGCTTGTGCGACGAGCCACTCTTGCCGCTACCGTAGCCGATAATGTCTGTCATTGAAGTTCCTGATACGGGTCGAGTACTTTAGGGATGCCGGGCCCGGTAAGCGGGGCTCCAACATAAGCCTGCTCCTGCGCCAAGATCCCGGCCGAGATCACGGCTGAGCCGACAATCATTCGGCCGTAGAGAAGTGGGACGGGATTGCCCTGAGCGGTGGTATTGACGGCGCCAGTGAAGTTGTAAGAAGCGCCGTTTTCGACCGACTCACCCGAAATCGACTGCGGTTGCGGCGAAAGCATCTGCACAACGCCGCCAAGGATCATCGACGCGCCAAACTTCATCAGCGGGACGCCGACCGCGCCAGCGCCAACGTAGGTCGCCACGGCGCCGACGACCACAAGTACAATTCCCACAATGGTCTGGAGCGCACCGGCCGCTTTCGCACCCGCCAATACTGGAGCGATTCGAATATCTTGGCTGCCTCCCGAGAGTGTCAACTCTTCCCTGCCGATGTTCTGCTTACCCAGGAAGCATGCGTAATGCACGCCCCGGTCTCGACTTGTCATCAGCTCTCGTTCGAAACCTGGCATCAGCACGCACAGCGCGCGAACCGCTTCGGCCGTACTCTCAACCGCCAGGCGGTGCACGCGGCCAAATTTTGCGCCCAGCTTGCCGTACAGGCGAATAGTGCGAAGGTTTTCCATAGGCTCCGGAAATAAAAAAGCCCGCTCAAGGCGGGCTGTCAGGCTTGCGGCTGGTGCCGCAGAATTGCGCGAGTGCACTCGCGGTACCACCCCCCATAGAGATCACGACTCGACAGCCGGCCGTGCATGTGGTGCAGCATCAGTCCGTCGCCCAAGTAGACGCCAGCATGATTCGGAACGCCATTGCGGGCGCGAATCTGCATCAGGATGACGTCCCCTACCTCGGTGTCTACTCCCTCGGGCACTCGAACAAAGCCAGCTTTCGGGAAGCCTTCGGTGTATAGGTCGGAGCTGCCGTCGTTCCACCACTCGTCGGCGCGCGAGAACTGCGGCAGCGTAACGCCGCGCTCCTGCGCATACCAGTCGACGATGAGCTGGTAACAGTCCAGCACGCCGTGGGAGAACTGGCGGCCCACCAGCGGCGCCTGATATCCAGACGGCTTGATCGTCTTCATCTCGCCGACCGTCGGCTTTCCGTCGACCAGGTCTACTCGTACGATGTGCCAAGGCAGTCCCGACGCCTCGCACGACACGAGGTCGGCCTGACTGGCCGCCGCCGGCGCGTCCGGATGAGAATGCACGACCGCCAGGATCTCGCCCAGCATCTCGGCATTCGCATAATCTTCGGCCGGCAGGACGAAGTGCTCGGTCCCCTGGGCTGCGTTTGTGCACGGCACGTACCGCTCGCGACCCTTGGCCACAGCGATCAGCCCGCATGCCTCACGCGGATATTCGGCCTGCGCATGCGCGCTAATCGCTGCAATGGTTTGTTTTTTCATGTCAGGCCTGGAGCAGAGCGGCAGCCGGGAAGCCACCGAAGTTGAGCACGCTGGTCGCGCCGAACCGCACCTTACACGAGCTCAACCTTTTCGAACACACATCGAGGGCCGAGTCCGTGACCGACTGGTCGTTGGCATTGAACTTCGCCGTACCGGCATAGCCGCAATACGCGCCCCGGTACTGCCAGGCGCACAGGTTCGCGATGATCTGGCGGCGCGGCAGCATCACCTCCTGGAAGTCGAGCGCACTTTTCAGCTCGAACTCAACCACCTCATTCGTTTCGAACGTCTTCTGCTCGATGAACCAGACCTCCAGCGGGAATTCCTGGCTGGGGTCCGCGGTCGGATTGCCACCCGGGAAATTGGAAGCGTCCAGATATTGCCTCAGCGTTACGTGCCGCGTCAGCTTGGCGCCGACCAGGTCGTCCAGCGTGATGCACAGCGCGGAGATCGACCCGTCGACGTTACCGACCGAGAGCTTCGGTGCCGGCTGCTGCCCTTCGCTGGTCTTGGCGAAGCCCTCCGCTTCGATTGGCCAGGGCGTGTAGTCGTTGCCCTGCCAGCGGATCGTACCGGCCTGCTGGTATCCGTGGAACCGCAGGAGGCCGCCGTCGGCAATCGACGTGGCGTCCAGCTCATACAGGGCGACGCGCGCGCCAGGCTCGAGGCCTTGAATGTCGGCAGTGATCATGGCTGGAAGGACTCCTCAAAAGTGGCAGTCAACTGCCATACATCGCCGCCCATGTGCTTTGAATCGTAGGCCGCGCATTTGTAATACCCAGGCACCCCGAGCGGTGGCGTCCAGAAAAACGACTGCCACCCGCCGCGGGCATCGAGGAAGGCTTTGATTGCCGTGATCGTCGCGGCCTGGCCGGTGAACTGCAGCGGCCAGGACTGCGATTTGTTGTTGATGCCGTCGGCCGCCGTCTGCGTGTACCCGTCGCCGAACTGCGCCTTGAGCACGCGGAAAGTACTCGTGCCGCTCGGCTTGGCGTCGTGCCTCCAACTGAAAGTCGTTGTCATCCTCGCCCCATTTTCATATTCCACAACAGGCCGCCCTGACGGCTTTCTCGCATAATCACTTCCTTCGCTTTCGTCGAGATCATGTCCGCCAGCGCCCGGCCAGCGGTGCTCTGGTCGCCACTGGTCGTGCTCGTCGCGCCTCCGGCGGTCACCTGCACATTCGTCTGGATCGTGATCGGGGAGCCGCCTGCGCCGAGCATGTGGTTCGGTGTAATTGCGCCGCTCGATGAGGGCGTGAAGATTTCAGGCCCCTTCTCGCCGACCAGGTACGACAGCCCAGAATTGACCGGCCCGCCGGCGGCGCGGGCGCCGGACACGCCGAACGCCTGCATCAGCGAGGAAGTCCAGTCGCCGCCACTACCACCACTACCGATTGACCCCAGGATGGACGAGGCCACGCCACTCAGCGCCGACTTTGCCTGAATGCGCGCGAAATCAGCGATGATCGATGTCGCGAGGTCTCGGAAGTTCAGCTTGCCAGTGGTGACGAAGTTGGCGAATGCGTCCTCAGCGCTGCGCAGGCCATTCGACAGTGCGTCACCCACCATGCCACCGATGTTTTCCGCCTCTTCGCCGTATTGCTTGAGCGACGCGCGGAGGTTCACATAGGGGTCGCGCGACTTGGCGAAGCCGTCTCGCTCGGCGGCTGATCCGGCCCGGATCGATGCTGCCTGATCGCGGTAGATCTGGGCCAGTGCGCTGCCAGGCTGGATTGCCTCAAGCGCGGCCGCGGCCTCGTCCTTCAGCGACGCGATGTTCTCGACGCGCTGGCGGCGCAGCTCCGCCACTTCATTGCTGCTGAGGCCGATTTCCTCGTTATATTCCCTCTGCGCCTTCAGGTTTTCAGCCAGGCTTGCTCGTTCAGCCTGGGCCGCGACGATGCCCGATGTGTAAAGCTGGCTCGAATCATCTGCCCGCCGGCGCCGCGCCCCATCCAACTCGAGATCGCGCTGCTCCTCACGGTTCCTGCGCTCCGCTTTGTTGATGTCGATCTGGCCCTCGAGGTCAGCCTGCTCTCTCTGGCTGTTGATCTTCGAGCGCACCAGACCCAACTGGTCTTGCAGCAGCTTCTTCTGGCGGTCGAGCGCGCCGATTTCGATCTGAGCCGTCTTGGCGATCGCATCGTCTTCCGAAATCGTGCCGACGGCGCGCTGCGCCTGTAGCCGGGCCAGGGCGCGCTGATCCAGCACGCTTTCGACTTCTGCGCGATTTCGCAGGGCTGTAATGCTGGTTTCAATGCCGGACGTGTAGACGTCATTGTATTTCCGGCGCACCACGGTGAGGCGAGTCTGGATTTCCTCTTCGCTCAGTCCATTTGCCCGACCTTCGGTTTCGGCGGCGCCCAAGTCTCGCTTCAGCTGCTCCTGGCGCGTGAGCAAAATGTTCTGATCGGCCAGCCACCGCTTGCGCAACTCCTCGGCCTTCAGCGATTTCTCTTGAGCCTGGCCAGCGGCTTGCTCGTCTGCCATGCCGCCCTGGAGCACCACCCGACGCGCCTTCAGTTGTTCGATGTCCGCCTTCAGCTTCTGGGAGAAGTAAGAGTTGCCGTCATCGCCGTTAGCCGCGCGCTGCGATAGCCCAAGCTGCTTCGCGGCGATATCGCTGTCGATTTTGCCGATCTCTTCGTTCGGCGTATCCTTCCTGCCGATATCCAGGATGGCATCCCAGCCTTTTTTAGCCCATTCGGTGACGCCCATCCAGCCGCGCTTGAGCGTTCCCAGATTTTCCAGAACCTTCTTGTTTCGCTTTTCAAACTCATCAGCATAGGTGCTCTGCGCCAATGCTGCAGCTTCAGTCTGGCGACCTTCGTCTTGTAGCGCTTTCACTTGCGCATAAGTCGCCGCACTGACGAAGTGATACTTCTCGCCCAGCTTTTGCAGGGACTCTAGAGGGGCGTGGCGGAGATCGGCGAACTCAGCTGCAGTGTCCTGCACCGATTTTCCAAGTACGCGCTCGACTTCTGCCGCTACTCCGGCGAAGCGCTCAAGGTTGGCAGATGAAATCGCGCCTGTGCTGACCAGCGCCTGAAGGGCCTCCGCCGCTGCCCCCTGGGTGCTCCTTGTCATCTCGGAAATGCCGCGGGCGGCATCCATCAGTTGATTGACAGACGTCCCGGCAGCGTTGCCGCTGAGAATAATCGATTCGCCGAAGGCTCTGGCTTCGTGCGCTCCCTCGCTGTATGCATAGGCGAGAGTGCCAACGGCAGCGGCGGAGACGGTGATAGGATTGATCATCCCAACCACAGCGCCACCGAGCGCCTTTGCAGCACCACCAACGCTGCCGAACATGTCGCGCAACTGGCCGCCCTGCTGGAGGAGCACAGTCAGCGGCGCTTGGCCGCCCTGCAGGCTGACGATGATGTCCGTCAACTGTGCTGGCGTCTGGCGCAGTGCCGCATTCAGGGCCGCGGCGGACATCTGCCCGTTCTGCAAGCCCTGGTCCGCGGCGCGCAACTGGTTGATGAACGGCTGCGCCCGGCTCGTGACGCCCATCTGGGCTGCCTGGAGCTCGAGCATTTCGACCCGGGTTTTCCCGATTGCGGCCGCCTGCTGCTCAAGGTTACGAATGAACGAATCTTTGCCGGCTTGCACCTGCTCGGCCTCGCGCTGTGCCTGTGCCGTTGCTTTGGCCGCGGCGGTTACCTGCTCCTGGGCTGTGCGCAGCGTATGCAGCTGCGCAATCAGTGGGTCGGCGGCGGTGGCCAGGCCCATCTGTGCAGCACGGTACCGCAGAGCTTCTTCCGTCGACAGCCCGAACAAGGCGATCTGTTCGCGCAGGCCTGCCAGGAAGGCATCCTTCCCGGCTTGGATGCGCAGGGCCTCGTGCTGCGCGCGCTCGGTCGCACGCGCTGCTTCCGTTACCTGGTCCTGCGCGGCGCGCATGTTCTGCAGCTGGAGAATGAGGGCCGACGATTCTTGAGCGGCGCCGGCCTGCGCGGCGCGGTAGCGCAGCACCTCGTCGGTCGACTTGCCGAAGAGCGCAACCTGCTCGCGCAGACCTGCGACGAACGAATCACGGGTGGCCTGGGCCTGGGCCAACTCGCGCTGCGCTGCGGCCTGGGCCAGAGCCGCTTCGGTCGCCCGCTGCTGCACGGCCTGCTGCGCGGCAAGCGTTTGCGCCGACTGCGACTGCGCGCGCTCCACCGCTCGCAACTGGACGAGGTATGCTTCCAAGGCGGCCGGATCGACGCCCCGCTGGCGGGCCAGCATCTCGTAATAGGCACTCCCGGACTTCCCGCCGGCCTCCATCGCGGCGGTTGTCCGCTGGATGGAGTTGATCAGGCTGCGCTGCGCATCCGCGACTTTTTTTGCTGAGTTGCTCGCGCTTCCACCAATGCCGTCCACTGCCCGGTCGGCCTGCTGGCTGGCACGCTGCACACTTCCGGCCATTGCCCCAGCCTCACGAACGATCTCGTTAAAGCCGGTGCGGGCGCCGGTCGTATTGACCTGGGTTTCTAGTACGACGGCGCGGGTTTCGCTCATTCTTCACTTCCTTCTCTCATGGCGGCCATCGCGGCCAGTTCCATAACGCGCATATCGGATTCAACGTCGTCATACTGATCCGGAGTGAGGCCCAGCCGGTCCATCTTGCGGTACATGACGTTGTAGTCGAGCCCTATGACCCCCATGCCTCCGGCGCGCCACTGCGTCTGGATTTCACAGAGCAGCCGGAAGGACAGCCAGTTTTCCGGCCAAACTTCGACGCACTCACCTTCGAAGTCCTCCGGACACAGGCCGGCGGCGGCCAGTTCCTCTTTCGAGGGCGGCGCGGTGAACAGGGCGCGCGCCGCCTCCGTCAGTTTCCCTGGCGGCCTTCGGTGATCGCGTCGCGGTAGGTGCCGACAATCGCCGGGATTGCGGCCGGGACCTCGCGCACGAGCTGGGCGACAGCCGATTTATCGAAGGGGACGTCGAGATCCCAGCCTTCGACGCAGCCCATGATGTAGCGAACGTTGGTCTCGTTCTGGCTCGCCAGCACCTCAGATTCGGTCAGCTCCGGAACCGGAAGATCGTTCTCGACCAAATTCTTGATCTTGTTCATTTCGGCCTCATGCTCGGCCTTGAGCTCGGCGACGATGCCGTCCGTGAACTCGCCGAACTCGACACGATCGCGGTACTTATAGGTCGCAACGATTTCGCCGGGCGAGCCGTCCACCTGCAGGAATTTCACGGTGCGGCGGAACGAGGTTGGGGGTTTTCCTAGGATGATCTTTGCCATGTTCTTGTGCTTTCATTGGAATAAAAAGACCGGCGGTGATGACCCGCCGGCGGGAGAGGCCGGGAAGCCCGGCCTGGCAAAACTTAGGACGCGTAGCGCACCGGCTGCCCCTGCTGGGCCATGTTTGCCTTGACGCTCATGACCTGGCCCTTGGTGAGGGTCGGGGTCTCGTCGTAGGTGATGTAGCCGTTGTAGAGGATGATGCTGCCGCTCGGCAGCTGCGCGCGCACCGCGGCGATCTTGCGGCCGTCCGAAATAGCCTTGAGCGCAGCGTGATGCGGCAGCGTCGGGTCGTCGCCGATCGTGATGGCCAGCGTGCGCGCCGAGTAGCCGGCCGGAATATTCAGCTCGGTGTCGGTGTCCATCGGCTCGACGGTCACGAACTTCGCGTCGCCGCCCGATGGCTCGCAGGAGATGACCTGCGTGATCGGGGTCCACGTGGTGATCTTCCGCAGCGAGCCGATGCCGGCGCCAGCTGGGAATAGCGCCACGGCCGTCGTGTCGAAGCCCTCCAGGGTCACCGAGGTGCCGGTGACGGCCTTGGCGCGGAAAACACGGTTGTTGGCACGAGTCCAGCCGGAGGTATATTCCAGCAGGTCGCCGACCGCATAGGTGTTTGCCGCGGTCGTGAGCACCGCTTCAGTCGCGTTGGTGGCCGCCGAGACGGCAATCAGCGTCGCGTAGATCGACGCAACCGCATACGTCGTGCCATTGGGGAGTGAGAATGCCATTTATGAGGCCTTTCGTGTAAGCCCGGCGACCGGGCATAAAAAAAGCCACCCGGAGGTGGCTGGTTTGGATGGGGCGGCGATCAGCGATCGGCCCAAATGTCGAAGTCTTGCCTGCTGCAGTACCGCGCCATGTCAGCTTCGAAGTCGCTCACGGCTGCGGCGATTGGGCTAGCCTGGATTTCGGTAGCTCCGCTCAGGCGCGCTTCGATCGCCAGGATCACGGCCTTGGCCTCCTTGCGAGAGTCGGCCCAGACGTTCACCTGCATATCGGCGTTCTCTTTCGATGGCACAGTGTTATCGAGGCACTCGACCACCTCGCCGCCGATCTGTTGAAAGGTCACGTACGGACGCTCAGTCTCAGGCGGCGCAAAGTCGGGGAACACGCGCGGGCAGACGGCCGCCAGCTCGATGTACAGTCGCTCCTCAAGTGTCATTGTTGATGGCCTGTAGCAATTTGGTTTTGGCCGCCTCGGCAGCCTGCTCTGATTTCGACGTCGCCCTGCGCACGAATGCGCGTGCTGCAACCTGCTTCGGCGCCGGCAGCGGGACGTAGTAGGCATCCTTTTCGGCCTGCGATGCGTTTCGGCGGGGCCTGCGGGTTCCGCGCTTGCTCGGGCGTATGGCAGTGTAAAAATTGCCGTCGCTACCCTGGTAGGTCACGTACCGCTGAATGTGGCCGAACTCGACCAGGCCGCCGTGCGGCGCTTTTCTGTGGTTCCAACTGGCTTGGTAGGTGGCAATGCCCGGGCTACTGCGCGATTCCGAGTAGACCTGGTAGATGCTGCGCCCGAGATTCCCGGTTTTTTGTGGAATGGCAGCGACGTTGCGCTTAATCTCGTCGTACAGGACCTGAATCGCTGCCTGGCTCGCTGGCCGCGCCGCAGCTTCTGCAGCATCGGCCCGATTCTCCATGAATTCTTCAAGATGTCCGAGATCCAACTGCAAAAGGCTCATTTCGCAGCCTCGCAGACCAGGTCCATGAACCGCCGGTCCGCGTTGCGCAGTGGTGGCGACTTGATCTCATAAGTCGTTTCGCCGTGCACCAGGCGCATGGCCGCATCGACTTCCGACCGGTACCACATGCGAACGGAGGCGCGCAGCACCGACACGTCGGCGCCGGCGCGCAAAGTCTCCAGCCCGCGCAGGTGGCGAACGTCGGCCCAGAAAACGCCGAGATCGATCCATTCGCTAATGGGTTGCCCGATCGTGTCGGCGCCGACGGCGCGTTGCTGAATGGTGATGCGGTCGTTGAACATTAGAGGTACACCCTTTCACCATCCAGCAACCGCGGCGCGCTCGCTGCCAGCGATGCTGACAGCTGTCCGAATTGATCTGCCACGCGGCGCAGGATGAAGCCTTTGATCGAATCAGGCACACTCGTGTGGTCCGGGCCGTAGCCGGCGGTGTACTGCACCTCGACGGCGTTGATTCGATCCGCCGTTGGGGGCCAGGCCTTGCGCGGTGCCGGAACGATATAGCCCGGCTCGCTTACTGAGTCGGCCTCGTAGTCCTGAGGGTCGATCGTCTGCCACTGGCCGTTGGTGTCGAGGTATTTCACGTGCGCGACCGAAACCAGCGGTGGTCGCTCGAGCTTCAGCGCCGGCGAGAACTTGTCGACCGTGAGACGCCAGGTCTGGTTGATGAGCGCGCGCTGGGTTTCGAACTCGGCTTCAGCCGTGTACGTCCGAACCGCCTGCTCGACCTCACTGTCGATACCTGCGCCGTTCGCGCGCGCCGCTGTGATGGCGGCTTCGAGCGAAACGGCCAGGCCAACCGCCGGGGTAATCAGTTTTGCGGTCATCGGATATTCCTTTGGATTTCAGCTATGCGCGCACCGCCGACCTGGGCCGGGCGCGCCCGATATTCGTTGCGTTGCGGGGCATAGCCAGAGCCCGCTGGCGCGCGTGCATATCGGACACCGGCACCAAGTACACCGCCAGCCGACACGACAGTGTGCGTATTACCCGACAGCGCGATCCAGGTGATGAGCGAACCGCTCGCCGTGATGCGCGCCGGCATCACGCCGGACAGCACGATCGCGGTGAACAGGTCGCCGGTACCGATCGCGCGCATGGACGCACCGCCGGACAGCACCACGGCCGATCCCGCCAACGCGCCGCCGGCAAACACCTGAAGCGCGGCGGTGCCGGCCAGGAGAATGGATGTCGACAGCGTGCCAGCGGCGGACGCCCGGACAGCGGCGTCGCCGGCCAGCGCAGCGCCAGCACCGGCAAGTGATCCGGACGCGGCCGCCTGTAGCGCGGCGGCGCCGGAGAACGGAATGGACGTTGAGAGCGATCCAGCGACAGCCACGCGGGCGACAGCAGCACCGGCCATCTGCGCAGCGCCGCTGTCCAATTGGCCCGACGCGGACGCGGTGACCGACGCGGCACCGGATAACGGGATATCGGTGGTAAACACGCCGGCGACGAAGGTGCGCACCGAAGCACCGCCGACCAGGGTCGCACCGCCGCCGGTCAATGCGCCCAACGCGGACACCTGCAGCGCGGCAGCACCGACCAACCGAATGACAGTCGACAGCGCGCCGGTGGCGGACGCGACCAGCGAAGCGCTACCGGCCAGTCGAACCTGCGTGGTTAGCGCGCCCGAGGCGGATACCTGGAGCGCAGCGGTGCCGGACAGAATCGCGCTGGCGGAAGCGAGCGAACCGGACGTGGACGCAACGAGCGCGGCCGAGCCGGACAGCGGGATCGAAGTGGTCAGTGTGCCCGATGATGAAGCTGCGAGCATGCCGGCACCGGTCAAACGCACTTGCGTCGACAGCGAGCCCGATGCGGCAACCGCGCCAGCGGCGCTGCCTGCCAAGCGAATGACGCTGGACAGCGTTCCGGTGGCGGACACTTGGAGCGCGGCGGCGCCGGCCAGAACCGCACCGGAGGTCACGCCCCCTGTATCGAAAGCGTTACTGGCGAATGCGTTACTGGCGAAAACACCCATGGCTACAGGCTCGCGGCCAGTTGGAACAGCGCGTACATTTCGTCAACCGACTTGCCCAGGCCCGCGCCCATGGTGATGGTCAGCTCGTTGTCCGAGTAGAAGCGCGGCGAGTGCAGCCAGCCGATCTTCAGTTCGATGTTATTGCTTGCCGCCACTGCTGCTTCGACAAGGTCAAAAAGACCCATCCTGATCAACGCCTTGCGGATTTGAAAAGCCGACACGTCGATGCGCGGCAGGAACGGTTCGGCGTCTGGTACTTTGGTCGGGCCATTCCCGGCGCGCAGGAAGTCCAGGTAGCGCTGATACGCCTGCGTGCTGTCGTCCTGCTCGAGCGGCACGCCGCTTTCGAAGATCCTCCCGCTCGGCACGGAGATAGTCCAGGCAGTCATATCAATTCTCCGTTTCGATGTACATCAGCATGAGGTCGACGCCAGCGGCGACACCTGACGGCCCATTCGACACGTTGAGGTGCGGCTGCAGCAGTATCTCAATGGGGAGGTCGCCAAGCATGGTGCCGGTTGCGGTCACGCCGGTCGTCAGGTTTGTGGCCTGCCAGGAAACCGTTTGTGCACCCGGCGCCACGCGCATGACAAACTCGATCACATCGGTGTTGTTGGTGTTGCATGGGAAGCCAGCCGGGAGCGGCGTCTTGGTCGGGACGCCGCTCCCGTCGTTGCAGTAAACGCTCCAGACGGTATCGCCCGCATCAAAGCCAATGCCGATCATGTCGGTGAGCGAGCTCGGGGACGCCGAGCCGTATGCCGACGAGCTCCCCATCATGCCGAAAAAGCAACGAGCATCGTTCACATACGCCGAGGTGCCGAAGCGCCACACCTGCAAGAAACCGCCCGTGCGCGGCGCGCTGCCGATGATGTAAAGCCGCTCAGCCGCACTGCCTGCGCGGGCATTGACATTGGCGTTGGCAGTCGCGGCGGTCACGTAGCCGACGCGACGGTGCGAGGCGAAGAACGACAATGACCCCACCGATCGCGCGGTAGGAGCGCCCGGATTAATGAGGATACCACTGGCGGTGATGGTGGTCGAGCCGCCGTTGGGCAGCCAGTAGGCCGGACGACAGCGCAAGAAGGCCGTCTGCATCAACGCGATCGAACCGCCAGGGGCGACAACGCCCAGCACCGGTCGCCCTGCATAGTCCTGGGCGACCGGGCTCAGGCCGGCAGCAGGTGCGGTCGCGTCCGCGTCGAAAATGTGCGGCTCGTTCCACTTGCCCGAGTCGACGTCGGTTGGGTCAGGTGTCGCCGGCGCTACCGTAACGAACAAGTGTCGCATTGACATGATTAATTATCGATCTGGATGGTCAGCGCGCCGGCTGCGAATGACGGTGCGGGGTCGCCGTTGTTGATCGTTTTCGGCGCGCCCAGTGCAGCGTAGAACAGCTCGACGCCGCCGGTCAGCGAGTCGTGCACGCCGAAGCCGACAACCTGACCCCACGGAGCACCTGGCGTGCCGAAGGTGATCGCCGCGTTGTTCGAGGTGGTGCCGCTGGTGCCCGTCGACGCCACGGTGGTGCCGGCGCCTTGCGTGCCCGCCCAGGCGGCCAGGGTGCAGGGCACGGCCACACGCGCGTAACCAGCGCCCGAGACTTCCGCGCCCTGCGCGGCGTCGCTGTCGGCGGCAGTTTTCAGGCTGATGAACACCTGCGACAGGCCGGTGCCGGAACCAGCGGAAGCGCCAGCCAAGCCGAGCGCCTGACCACGCAGGAGGAAGTCGATCAGTTTATTTTCGAAGTTGTCGCTTGCTGCGCTCATGTGGTCCTCAATTATTCGTTTCGCCACCGGCGACAGGCGCCGACAGCTCGATTGTTTTCATGCGCCCGCGCCGCTCGAGCATCACCGTGGTGACGCCGCTGTCACGCAGCAGGTTGAGCATCGCTTCCCAGGTCTCGCGGTCGGCGATGCCATGGGCGCCACTCAGGTAGACGATTTGGTCGTTGAGGTGCGTTACGGTGACGATTGCGCGGTAAGGCAATCGTTTTTCGTAGCCGCCTGGCTGGTCGTAGGCGCGGATCTCGGAAGTTCGCGTGCTCATTTCCAGGTGGATCATGTCGACCTCCAGGCGGCCGGGAACGGCAGCACTTCCGATTTGCGGGATGGTGCGAGCCGGCCCGGCCTGCGGATTACTTCGCGTCGGTCTTAGCCGGCTTGCTTTCCGGCTCGACGGCTTCCGCCACCTTGCCGTCGATGAGGGTTTTTGCCTGCTCTGGCTCGAAGCCGGCGACGTCGCCGCGGCTGTAAATCTTCCACGGCTTGATAAATTTGACCGATTTCATGCTCGGACTCCTATTGAATGGGTGAGCCGACCTGCGGTTGCAGGTCGGCAATCAGGTCGCTTTACGCGCCCCAGGTAACGCCGGTCAGGATCGATACCGATTCGACGTGGCGTGGGCCGAAGTCGTGCTTCGCGATCACGCGGACCAGGGTCTGGTCACGCTGGAACGCGCTGACGACGTTGCCGCCTTCGTCCTTGTAGGTCGCCTCTTTCGAATAGTCGATCAGCAGGGTCTCGTCTTCGCCGATGAAGCAGTCGTTGAAGTCCACGAAGTAGATTTCCGACGCGTTCGAACCGGCGCCCAGGTTGTTTGGCACCTGGGTGGTCTTGCCGATCGGGTAACCCTTCAGGTTGCCATCCTTCATTTCCGGATAGACCTTGTTGCCGTTGCCGTCGCGCAGGCCTTCGAGGAAGCGGAACGAGCGCGGCGACATGATCCAGCCAGGCTTGCCCATGTTGGCGTTGACGGCTTCGAGGCACAGGATCAGCTTATTGAGATCGGTTTCGATCTTCTGCAGCGTATCGCCGGCCGAGGCGACAATCTTGAAGCCGGCGAGCGCCCAGGACAACAGGCCTTTTGGCGTGTCCAAGGTGCCATCGTCGCGAATGAACGCCTTGTCCTCGCGGGATGCCATGGCTCCGGTGAGATCGTCCACGACGAGCTTGTCGACGTTCGGGCTCGTACCAGCATAGGCCAGCAGGTCATTCGAGATCGGCACCAGGCCAGTCAGCTTTTTGGCCGACAGCTTCAGATTGTCGAAGGTCTGGCCAGTCGTCGGGATATCGGTGTCGCTACCGATGTAGCCGACCACGGCGCCGCCCTTCAAGCGCGGCAGCGTGATGTTGCCGTTGGTGAGCGGCAGCGAGCGCGCACCGAGCCGGCGCACGACCGATTGCGGACGCCACAGCTCGATCACTTCGCGCGCCATGTTGGCCGGAACCAGCACACCACCGGCGCCGGGGGTCAGGGTGTTCAGTGCCATCGCCACGTCTTCGCCGAACTGGTTGTCCATGGCGAATTTGGCAGCGACCTGCTGGTTGCCGCCGGCGACGACGAGCGCACGCACCATGCGCGACATGCCGGAGCCCGGCAGATCGGCGGTGCGCGGGCGTGCAGGCATGCTTGTCGAAGCGCCGGCCGCCGGTGGCGCGGCTGGCTGGTGAGCGGCGGCCAGCGCGCGGTCGACCGGCACCGCGGCCGCGGCGGCGATGCTTTCGGCAGATTCCATGCGGGTGATTTGAGCGGTCAGTTCGCCGAAGCGAGCCTGCAGGTCGGTGAATTCTTGCACCTGCTCGACGCTCAGCTGGGTGCCGGTGGCTTCGATCACGGCCAGAGCCTGGACGCTGGCGTTGACCTTGGCGCGTTCGCTGCGGAGTTCGTTAATGGTTGGCATATTGCCCTTCCTAGAAATGAAAAAGCCGCCTCGAGGGCGGCTGGTTGCTTGTCCCGCGAACGCGGTCAAATTTGGTTCTGGATTGCCATCGCTTTCGCGCGGGCGCCGATGGAGGTTTGCTTCGTGGTGCGTGCTGCCCGGGCCTGCCGCGCTTGTGCGGCCACACGGTCGGCGGCCGCCTGGGGTGTTTCGATGCGGTCGGCAAGGCCGAGGTCGATGCCCTTCTGGCCGAAGAAGACGCCCGCCTCGGTTCCACGCACGGCGTCTGCACCAATGCTGCGGTACTTTGCGACGGCGTCAGTTAACTGGGTGTAGTAGCCCTGCACCATCTCGTTGAGGAACTGCATCGACTGGTCGGTCAGCGCTTCGTGAGGGCTCATATCGTTCTTGTGCGCGCCGGCGTAGACCGTCGTCACCTTCACGCCCATTTGTTCGTTGCGCGCCGAGACGTCCATGTGCTTCGCAATCACGCCGATCGAGCCGACGCCCGACGTGCGCGACACGGAAACGTCGCCGATGGCCGAGGCCAGGAGATAGGCTGCCGAGAAGGCATTGAAGTTCACGATCGCGCTCATAGGCTTGATGCCGCGGGCTTCGAACAGGAAATCAGCCAGCTCGAAGCAGCCGGTCGTGCTGCCGCCTGGGCTGTCGACGTCGAAAGCGATGTGCTCGACGGCCGGGTCGGCCAGCGCCGCGCTGACCTGCGAACGGATCTGCTCGTAGCTGGTCATCGTCTCGCACAGGCTCAGCTGCGTGCTGCGGCTGACCAGGACGCCGTGGATCGGGATCATGGCCACGCCGGTGTCGGCGATCGCCTGGCGGCGTGCCTCATCGGCGCGGGCGGCGCTACTTTCGTACGCGCCCTCGTCTTCCATCATCTGCGGCTGGGTGCCGTTGACGCTCAAGTTGACGATATTCAGGCTCATTTGCTGGTTGGCCCACTGCGCGACCTGGTCCAGCATCGATTCAGTGACCATCTGCGGCTGGTTGAAGATCAGGCCGGCGAGGCGGAAGCGATTTTTCATGCAAGGATTCCTTCGATTTCTGCGACCTGCGCAGCACTGGCCTTCGGTGGTGTGGCAGGCATAGGCTTGGCCGCGTCGACCATGTTCAGCGGCTGCAGGTAGGTGTTTCCGCCTGCGATCGGCGGCAGGTTTTCCAGCCGTCGGATGTCGTTCACCGACAGCCAGCCCCACTGGCGGGCGACGGCGTAGGCGTCGTAGCGCGATTTCTGGTCGCCGCGCAGCAGGCCGGAGACGTTGAATTCGATGTAATACTCGTCACGCTCGCTCGGCAGCAGCAGGTCGCGCATCATGGCCTGCTCGTGCCGCTTGATCCAGGGCAGGAGCGTGTAAATCACGAACTGGATTGCCTGGTGCTCGATATTCGAGAACGTGGCCTTGTCCAGCTCGCCGATCATGTGCGGCGGGATCTTGTAGATGCGCGCGATCTCGAGCGCGCTCAGCTTCAGCGAAGCGATCAGGTCCGAATCGATGTTCGTCATCGACAACGGCTTGAAGGTCATCCCCTCCTGCAGCATCGCCACTTTTTTGGCGTTGCTACTGCCGCCGTAGCGCTGCGCCCACTGCTCAACCAGGCGGTCGACCACGCCCTGGTCTTTGATCGCGCCGCTCTCCCGTGGCCGTTCGATAACGCCCGAGAGCGCCGTCCCGTTCAGGAAGGACTTGCCGGCGTACTGCTGGATTGCCTGGGCGTGCCCGATCGCATTCGCATGCAGCATGATCGGCGAAACGCCCACATAGCCGTTCAGGCTCCACCAGCGCACGTGGTGCACCATGCGTTGAGGGATTGGCTCTTGGCCGTCGATGCGGTAGTACGGGAGCAGGTCCGGGCCTTTCAGCACCTGGACCGACTCGGAAGGCACAGGGTACAACCCGGTGACCGTGCTATCCCCGTCGCGGCCGATTATGCTGATCGAATTCCCGCGCGTACCGGCCTTCATCTGGCTTTGCTCGCGGTACTCGAACGGCGTCTGCCATTCATTCGGCGCATATGCCAGGATCCGGTATAGCGAGTGATCCTTTGCCGCCTCTCGGCCGCCGTCCTCGGTGCGCCGGAACAGCTCGAGCGGCAGCTGCGCGATGCTCTCGGCGAGCAGCGTTGTGCATGCCTGCAAAGCCGTATGCGCAAGCGCCGATTCGACCGTGACGATGGGGCCCGCATCGGAGCGCCCGCCGCCGAGTCCGGACAGCCAACCACCCTCCCCGCCGCCACCGCCGCCCGAGGCGCTAAAAAACTGTCGTGAGAACATCCGTTACCCTTTGCTGCCGCGACGGGCGACGATGTACGACCAGGCGACCAAGGCCGCCCCCGGGACGATGAAGCCGGCAGGGGTATAGATCATGGCCGCGCCTGCAGTCAGCAGGCCCAGGCCAATGAGGCCGGCGAGGAAGGTGATCAGGTCAAGCTTGGTCATATCGTTATGCCTTCGTCGTAAATTGAGCGAGTCGACACAGCGACGGGATTCAGTGCCATCAGGTACACCGCGTTGAAAAGAGCCATCAGCGGGTCGATCTTAGCTTTGCCCGAGGCCGCCTTCGTTACCGAAATCGCGTTACCGCGGTCCTCGATTCGCGCGTTGCTGACGCACCAGGCCATCATGGGTGTGGCGCCATGCACTAAGTCGCCGCCAGCGATTTTTCGCTCGGTAGTTTTGATCGCGCCGTTCAGTCTCCAGCCTTGAGAGACCGCGACGATCTGCTCGATGTTGATATCCCGGCCGGGAGATACCAGTTCATCGACAATGTCGGTGATGCCGGCAGCATCCACGCCGATTGCGTTCTTTTCTGGGAGTAGCCCGGCGTCGCGCACGCGACAGATGACGTCCGCCACTTCTTTGACGTCATCGCCAGGTCGTTCGACGATCGTCAAATCGCCCTGCGCCTTGAAGTCGAGGAGCGCTGGAGCGATCTCTTTGCGTCGCTCGAGCGCGATTTCATGACACCAAGCATGCGACCAGGTCAACCAGCGGCCAGTCGCGATCTCGCGACCGACCAGTGTCAGGCCCAACAAGTCATCCAGACCGCCGCCGTCGATGCCGGCCACGACCACCTCGCTGTTTTCAAGCAGGTAGCCCAGGGTGACATTGACGGCGCCGGCGGCCTCCCAGAAATCCGTACCCGCCCAGCGGTCGGACCGCAGATTGAGTCCGATCTCTACGTTGAGATGCTTTGCAAGGAACTGCTGGAGCGTGCCATCGGTCTTGTTCTGGTTTTTTTTAAGCTGATCCTCAAGCCATTCCGCGCTCACAGAGCGCCCCATGTTTGGATTGGTAACGTAAAAATTACCAGGCTCGAGGTAGCCCTTGTTCTTGATCATCGCCGGCGGGAACTCGTAGAGCACGCCCAGCGTTTTCCGGTCGTCGATCTTTTCGTCGCGGACGTCACGCCAGTAGTTCAGTCGCTCCCGAAACACTCCGGCAGGGGGCTCATCACTCTGGGTTGTCAGGTAGATGACCCATCCTTCATCGCGCGACACCTGGCCGCCCAGGGCTTCCATGAACATCGCCTCAGCGTTCGCCCGCTTGCCAAACAGCCAGAGCTCGTCGACCAGCACCTTGCCGGACTTTTTGCCTGAGACCGTGTCGGTATCGGCAGCCACCACCTTGAGGCTGTTGCGGGTCGTGCGGTCCGTGATGGTTCGGATGTGGTCTTGGATATGGAAGATGTCCATCAGCTCGTCATCCGCGCGGATCATGCTCGCCGCAGGCTTGAAGCTGTTGTCCGCCACCTCCTTGGTAGGCGCTAGAATGAGGTGCTCCTCCTCCTCGCGCCAGCACAGCATCAGGGCCGTGACCATGATTCCGGCTGCGATTGTAGATTTCGTGTTCTTCTTGCTGATCAGCAGCCCGAACTCGCGTATCAACTGCTTGCCGGAGTCGGAATCATATGCGCCGAAAATCGCGGCAACATAGTCAAAGACCCAAGCTTCGCTACACTCGCCGAATGTCGGCTTCCCTGGAAGGTCCGTTACGCGGAGCTGCCTGAATATCTTGAGGGCTTCCTCAGCCTGGTCCGGGAAGATCGGAGCGGGAATGATCGATTGCTTGCCGATCAGCCGCCGCTCCCAGTCGGGGCAACTTGTGGACCATTGCATGCTTAAACCTTTTTCCCGCCGTTAGCCACCAGCTTCGGCGGGGTGGCGCGACCAAACCGGCTCGCCGCCTTCTGTGCTGCCTCCTGCTTCTGGTCCTTCTTGCCGCCCTCGCCCAGCTTCTGATGCTTAAACGGGAGCATCGCCTTCGCTGCGTCGATCCGGAGCCGCAGGTCTGCGGCCGGCTCATTCATGACGTTGGTCAGAAATTCGACAGGATCGACAGTGTGCGGAATTTCGACCGCATCGTCCGGCGGCCCAGGTGCTGCTGACGGCAGTTTCGCGCCAGTCGTTGCAGGGTTTTTCCGGTGCGCGTCGACGTAGGCTTTAACATCCGGGTCTTTAACATTTCGGGACCCGGCAGCGGACGCCGTTTTTTCACTGAAGCCAGCGCGAATTGCCGCTTCCTTATTCGAGAACCCGGCCAAAACGGCATCGGCGAAGGCTCGCTTTTTGCCTGTTAAAGCCATTAACAAATTCCTCCAAGGGGGATTTTTTCTGCGCGTGAGAGACAAGGTGGTGTCCGAGGGCCGACGGCCCCAGACTTCAGATACCCCCTCCCCATGGGGTGACCAGGCCGCCGGCGGCGCGCTGCCGCGCCTCGTGGGCGCTCTTGGCGTCATGGCAAGGCTGGCACAGCAGCCACTTGTTGCTGTCCTCGTCGGTGCCTTCGGCCCAGAGAGGGATGATGTGGTCGACCGCGACGCCGACGGCTGTTCGACCTTTGGCTTTGCATGCCTGGCACAGGCCGCAGTCTCGCTGACGGATGCGCTCTCGGTCCCGCATGCCAGCACTGCCGCGCTTCCGCTCGACCGTCGCGGTCGGCGCCGGCGCGAGCCGTGTGTTGATGGCAGGCTTGAGGCGGGATTGCAGGGTGCGAAGCTTCGCCATCAGCGCCGTCGCTTCCGGCCCTTGCGGGTCGGTGGCGCCGATGCAGTCGGCAGCAGCTGGACGATCTCGGTGAGCGTCATCCACGGCTGCCCGTATCCTTTGGCGCGCAAGAGACGCTTAGCCTCGCAGCCATCGGCGAGCGAGTTACAGAAGTCTTCCAGCACGGTGGGCTGGTGTACCTGGCGCAGCATGGCCGGGCGATCAGGGACAACTGCGCGTATCAGCTCGTCGCGGTACATCTCGGCAGTCGGATTCATATGCCAGTCCCATTGATGTACCGCTCAATGGCTTCGGGAGGGAACGTCAGCCAGTCGCATGAAGGGTGATAAGACGTGCGCTCCATGTACTTGGCGTGCGCGACGTTGATTCGGTGGCGGTACCAGGTGTCGAAGTCAAGGGGCTCGACAGGCGGCAGCACTGCGACGCACTCGCCTTCCGTCAAGATGATCGGGATATCACCCAGGCGCTCGCACAGGATCTCGCCTTTCCGGACTTGCGGCCGCATGTGGACGATGGTCGGGTTGCCGGCTGCATCGCGTGACAACACCTCAACCTCGGCGCGGCGCAGCACGACCTCTTGACCGATCTGCACTCGCAGACTCGGGACTGTTCGATCCATTGCTGGCCTCTTAATTGAACTGCAGGATCGTCAGCGCCTTGCCGAACACGGCGCCCGTATCGATGTAGTGAACGTTGCCGAGCGAGGTCGGCTGCTTCACCGGGGTGTGACCGACGAATACCATGGCCACGCCCGTGACGCCCGAGCAATCCTTACTCGTGATGCGCTCACGACTCCAGGCGCACGCCTCCGCAACGAGCTGCGCGCAGCCACCGGCAAGCGCGGCCTCCAGCCGTGGCCACGACTCGAACGGGCAGTCGGCGTGAACGATGCCGACGAGGCCCGTCGGCGTCTCCACCTCGATCGCAATCGGCAGCGCGTTGAACGCATCGGCGAACGCCTTCCGCTCAGGTGCCGTCCTGCTGAGGAACCACGCACCACCATTCTGGATATAACAACCAGCGTCCATGTTGCCCGCGACTGCGTCGATGGCCATCTGCTCATGATTGCCGCGCACCGCGTGGAACCATGGCTTGTTCAGCCACTCGAGGGCCAGCTCGGAATCAGGTCCACGGTCGACCAGGTCGCCAACGCTGAACAGCCGGTCGCATGCTGAATCGAACCCGAGGACGGCCAGCTCAACCTCGAGCTTCCTGAAGCAGCCGTGGATGTCGCCCACGACGAAGTCCCTGCCGGTTGTATTCGCGGCGAAGTGCTGGAACATGGGCGACCTCAGAAATAAAAAGCCGCCAGCAGCGAGAACGCTACGGCGGCGAAGTCCAGCCGAGAGACTGGAGGAGGCAAGTAGTGGTGGCCGGTGCTACACCCGGCAATGCCTAAGGAGGATTCAACAGGCGATTCGCGCCTGCGTCTCATTTCACCACACAGCGGCCGGCTACCTCTCAAGTCCCAGACGGGAACAGCGAGGCGGCCAAGGCCGGTGTGTGGTCACTGGTTGCGCCAGTGAGGCGGCTACTTACAGCGTGTAGCGACGAGGCGCGCTTGGGTAGCGCTCGCCTGTTCTGGCCGATGCCAGGTCAAATTCGATTGTGTGTGTGCGCCGTCTCTTGAGTATCGCCGGGCGGGTGCTCCGGCACTCATCGGGCAACTGAGATCCCGTGCGCGTTTCGTCGCGCTTTCACGTGAAGACCAGATGCGGGAGCAGTGATTACTTCATGTGTCACCTCATTAGGTAGGTAGCCCGCCCCGAGTGAGGCGAGCCGAACGAGCCCCAGAGCTATCTACTAAGTGGGCCGTAAACGAAAAAAGCCCGAACGTTTGAAGGTTCGAGCTTTTTTCTAGGCGAGCAGAATCGCCCTATGCGCACAGTTTACGAGAAGTGCAGCCGAGTTGCAACATTGTTGCGCAATTTCTTTTCGAGGTCGTCGCGTGCATCCGTCAACACATCCTCGTACCGGGCATTTGGGAAGCGCCAAGCCGAAGCAATGCCCTGGCTTTTATAGATCGCCCAGCGGTGCTGCATCGTCAGGCTGTCGACCATGGCATTGACGGTCTCGCCCATCCGCAAGTCGGCGATGCGTTGCTGCGCGTGGACGTCGTGATCCACTTCCGCGTCGCTGGCCAGCTTCATGCCGCGCGAGCCTAGGTCCCGGTCGTCAACGCGCATGTAATCGCTCCAGCACGTCATCAGCTGGGCGTAAGCGTCCGGCTTGTCGAAAGCTGGGCGCGCCACTTCCTCCCGTCTAACTCGGCGAAGTTGTGGTGCGTGGATGGCGCCGAACGCAGCGCTTAGGGTCGCAGTCATGGTGTGATCTCCGTATGGATGACCTGAGATTACCATGTGCCGTCAAAAACATTGCCGTGCCCGAACTTCTTTTGCTAGCCCTGCGTTGCATATTTTTCTCATTGATAGCCAGTTATCGGCGTCTTGTGAAACTTTTTTTATAATCCGTTACATTTGTTTATCCTGTGGCTTCCCCAACTTCTCGAGAAGCTCCCTCAGTTTTTCACCAGTTTCTTGCATCGTCTTGACGCCGCTCGCAGGGAATTGCCTAGCTCCAGTGCCAACTTCGCTGTCTTCCGAAACTGAAATTTTGCTTAGCTCTTCACGCCGTTGCGACTGAGTCATGCTGGTATCTGCCAAAATGCTATTGTAACGGCTTCTTATTATGTCATCTTGCAAACGCAACCTATTGTTAGCGATTCCCATTCTACTCATGCATGCTGACGCCATACTTTTCGGGTCTTTGTATGCTTCAGCATCAGAGCCTTGTCCTGCAGAGTTCTCTTGATTCTTAATGTTGCCAAACTTAGCAATACAGATCTGGAGGAAGTCATCAGTAAGTGTCACATTATCGACGATATGCTGAATGACCGAAGTAATCCCACTAACATCCGCCGGAGTGCTCGCCACTTTTGTATCTTTAAGGGAGCCAGAAGTCGTAGTAACCGCTTTTTCAGGCACCATGTTCGCTATAGACTTTAAAATTCCATCATTCGATGTTTTCAGTCTAACTATATCTACTTGCGCCTCTTTTTTCCTTTCCTCGTTTATGCCAGGCACTTTAATCTCATTCTCCAGAGAATTTATTTTCGTGAATTGTTCTTCAAATACACTTTGAAGAAACGCGATCGCTGATCCTTGGGCAGAACCCGAGGCGCTAACTAACGCTGCTGACGCACTGACTACCCCCGTCATCTGCTCGATTGCAAGCAACGCCACAGTTTGCTTTTGATAGCGCCTAATGAGCAAGCTGTATTCTGAAGCACTGATTGCCTGGTTCATATACGCTTCACATGCCCTGAAAAATTGATCGCGCAAAAGCTGAATACTCTGCGTTCGCAGACCTACGAACGCGGCGCTCTCCGCACTAGCGAATGTCGTGCTCAGCGATTTCCCTGTGGGTAGCTTCCCTTGCGCGGCTAGATCAAAAGCATAAGCAGATAAAGCATCGGGACTGGGCTCTGCACAAACTACGGGATGCGTCGTAGTCGCCCCCTGGCCCTCATCGCGCATGGTGGATGCAAATATACCACGCTGCTTTATGTCAATCAGAACGCCTTGCCCATTAGAGGTGTCTAAAGTTCGGTGAATACTATTTAAATTACCACAGCCACCAAGACCACATCCCACAAGCATTATTGCTGCAAAACATGATCTCATGGAGTTCTCCGTTATTTGAGACTAGCTTGAACGATTTATAATAGTGATGAATTGGTCTTTGCTCAAGCACCATATCTTTTTGCCCCCTGAGCGTGAAAAAATTACAACATGCATTTTGAAGGGGCTAGAATTCTTCCAACAACCAGCCGCCGCCCTCCTTCTTCGGTTTCGCCTGGATCGCGACGAAGCGCATCGGGTACAGGTCGGCGGCGATCTTGATCTTCGCGCGCGCGTCGTCGAGCCAGTAGCCTTTCACTTCGTGCATCTCCAGCTGGCCGTCGGCGAGCATAACGGCGAAGTCCGGCGAGTAGAAGGTGTTGTCGGCCAGCCGTAGTTTGATCCCCTCGAACTTGAACCAGGCAACCTCGCCGGCGTGCCGCCGCTGCTCCAGCGTTGCGGCGTAGGCCTGCTCGGTCTTGTTCATGGCGCCGGTCTTGAGGCGGCCAAGTGCTTGCAGGCCGCGCTTCATCGCTGCCGCTCCAGCAGCTTCATCGTGACCGCACTGACGATTGCATGGCGGACGGCACCGTCCTTTGATTCGCCGGCCTCGCGCGGCCACATTAAGTCGAGCTCGTCGATTGCCCTGACAGTGGTCCATGGTTCGCCGATGCGCAAGACCTCTACGTGTTCGACCAGCAGTGGCCCGCAGTCGCGCCAGTCGCCCGTCCAGTTCGGCACCTTCGCCTGGTTACGGCACGCCGCCCCGCCCGGAGGAGGGGTTCCGAGCAGCGCGCCGCCGACGTCGAAAATGTCCGTCCAGCCGAGCAGCTCGGCCAAGCGGCGGTTTGCGGCGAGTGCCGCGATCAAACGGGCACCTGCAGCGCGTGGAATGCCAGCTTGCGCATGTCGGACAGGTGCTTCTCTGTGGCGGCGAGCGAACCGGCGCTGCCCGAGCCTTCCGTTGGCCGGAGGCCGCAGTCCCACAGTGCATCCATGAGGCGCTGTGCGTCATTCATCTGCAGCGACATCAGCGGGGGCGACAATTGGCCCTGCTCGCGCTTCTCGAAAGTGACGTGCCGGGCGATGTTGTCGCCGTCAAGTAAGTGCAAATCGATGGCGTCCATGATGATCTGCCGTTGTGCATAGAATTTCATTCAATCCCCTTTTCGGTTTGTGCTTCGTGGTTTTTCTGCTTTTGCTTCTGCTTCTCGATCCACGCGCTGCGTGGTGCCATTGGGTTGGCCCAGACAAAGTGCACGCAGACCCGGTGATCCCAGGCTATGAACGGGTGGCGCAATTCGTAGCTCGTGCCGTCGTAGCCGGTGCACCGCCCTTCCCCGCGCTCCTTGAGTTCCGGGTAGCCGATGGTGGTGAAGTGTCGGCACCGGCCGCAAATCTCTTCCCATCGCTCCGTCACGCGAATGCTCGCTGGCTCTCCCACGGGAAATTGCAGGGGTAGGCGTTGTCGCGCAGCCGGTCGTGCACGCGGTCGCCAACGAAGTCCTTGAGCGTGTCGAGCTTCTGGTTCGTGATTGCGATCATCGGCTTGTTGTTCGAATAACGCCTGTTGACGACCTCGGTGAGCAGGAGCTTCGCGTTGTCCTTGTCCGATACCGCGTCGATCTCATCCAGGACGAGCAGGTCGTACCGGGCGAAGCGCGCGATCTCCGTTTCCTCGGCCTTGCCCTCCCGCCCGTAGCTGGACTGGATCTCGCTGATCATGCCGCGCGCCGTGATGTACCGCGCCGAGCGCCCCGTCTTGGCGATGTAGGCCTCTGTCAGCTCGCAGGCCAGCAGCGTCTTCCCGGTGCCGACCTCGCCCACCATCAGCAGCACTGCCCAGCGCGGTGCCGGCGTGATGGCATCGCGGAACCTGGCTGCGATCGCGCGGATCGCTTTGTGCTCGTCGGTCAGGCCCTTGAAGCTTTGGCCGCGGTATCGCGCTGGGATGTCCGCCGCCTTCGCGACGTGCTCGCGGCGGTCTTTTGCCCAGATCGCGTCGAAGTCAGGGCGCTTCTGCTGGTCCAGGCAGTGCGGGCAATACCAGCCGGCGCCGGAACGGGCGAGCACCTTGCTTGCGCCGTGCTCGCCGCAGGAGCCATCGACGTATTGCAGCCGCGCGCCGAGACCCTCGATCAAACTCCCGACATGCTGGAAGCCGCTCATAGTGGAACGTCCTCAGCCGGGACCGCGATCGCGTGTCGCTGCATGAAGTTGTCCTGCGCGCCCTGGTCGCCCGACCGGTCGGCGCCGGCGAAGTTGAACTTCTGGCGCGGCAAAGCGATAGGCTTGGCACCAGCGGTATTGCTCGCTGCCGGCGGCGTCCAGTCGGAACCGAAGTGCTCATCGGGCCCGAAGAACGTCTCCGGCAGCTTCAGATGTTGGCCGGTCGCCTGAATGTAGGCAGAGTAGCCCCGCGCTCCGGCGAGCATCGTCTCGGCAGCCACACCGGACCTGATCCGCGCCGTCCAGGCCTTGAACGTCGCGCGCTTGTTTGCGCCCGGGCGCGTCGGGTAGGCCTGCCACGCCTCTTCGAACGCCGCCGGGTAGTCGTTTCGCTTCGGCTTGCCCGGCACCGCCGCGCTGCGCAGCGCTTCTAGCTCGTCCAGCAGCTCGTTGATCGTCGAGGCCTTGAGCAGTACCGTCTCGGATTTCGCGGCCCGCTCGCGCAGTGGGGAATAGTCACGCATGGGCCACCTCCGGCGTGCGCTGCTTCAATTGCCATTTCGCCCACTCGCCGGTCACCCACAGCACACCCTTCGGCGTGAAGCGTGCGGCATTGTAGGCATGGCCACTGACTTGGGCGGTACCGGCCTTGACGCAGAACCGGCCGGCGTCGATGTGCGCGGCGTGCGGCGTCAGTTCGCGGCCCAGGCGATACAGGATCTTCTGATCGATGAGGAACTCGCGGAAGTGGTTCTCGTTTGCGCCCAGCAGCTTGGCCACTTGCCGGAAGCCCTTCGTGCCGGTCGAGTCAGCGTAGCGCCCGACGAACTCCACGGCCGGCGCCGCGGCGGCGAGCTGCTCGGCCTGGGCTGCGATCACATCCTGCTGGTCGGCGGCCAGGCGCAGCGCATCGGCGAAGGACTTCGGCAAGGCCATGGCCGGCGCCGGCACCGCAGACTCCAGTTCGATCCAGCGGTCGATGATCTTGGCGCGCAGAACCGCGTTGTAGCCAGAGATGACGATCAGGCAATCGCGCTTCGCCAGGTCGTAGACCATCGTTGGACGCCCGCCGCCCTCCGGCGCATGGGGACGAGCGGTATTACGACCAAGTCGTAAAACCCCCTGATTGATCAAAAGCTCGATCGTCGCAATGACGTCGTTGTGGCGCGCCTCGCAGATGTCGGCGATTTCGCGGCTCGACATCGTCGCTTCGGTCGAGCCAGTCGGATGCAAACTCAGAATGCTTCCCATGTCGTTTCCTTTTTGTCTATTGGCGCCGCGTCAAGCTGCCTCTCGCGCCAGCTCGCGCACAACGCTGGTCGAGTTGATGTGGTGGCGCACCCGGCGGTCGACTTCCCGACACGCGCGCTCGACGTCGATGGCGCGCACGTTCTCCAGTTGGGCGTCATGGCAGGCCAGGCCCTCGCGAATGGCGTTCAACTCATCGCCTTTCAAGATGACGCGGTCGATCTTGAGGATGCGCTTACCGACTTCCAGCAGTGCGTCGCGAGCGGCGATCGTCTGCGCGCGGAACTCGTTGCCGATTTTCTGCTCGCACATCACGTTCGCCATGTTGATTGCACCGACCAGCAAGTCCCAGCCTTCGCGCGTGCCGGCTCCCTGAGCCATGTCGGCGAGCGCCTTGTGGCTGCGGATCTGGATCAGGCGCAGGTGCTCAATGTGGTCACCGCTCATGCCGCCGAAGATGGTCGTCAGGACGTTGCGGGCGACGTACTTCGGGACGTATGGTTTGTTTCGGCGCTTTTTCATGCTGCCTCCAGCTCATTCTGGTTACCACTGTGCTGGGCTAGAAACGCGCGGCGCTCGCCTATCTGCCGGCCCGGTGCCACCTTGAACAGCACCGTCGGCGGTGCGTCGGCGCGGACGTACCGCTCGTAGCCCAGACACCAGCCGTGACCCTCCGCCGCCTCCTGCTCGTGGCCGCTGATAATGAAGCGCGCACACATAGCACATGGATCGTGAGCGTGCGTCATGCTGCAGCGGCCATCGACACGGCGACGGGGATCTTCAGGCGCCTGCACTCATCCTCGTACGGCAGCCAGGTCTCGGCAGGGGCGCCGTTCTTGATAACCGGATTCCCGTTCTTGTCGCGCTTCGGGCCACGCACCATCAGCACCGTGTCGCGCACGTGCCCGGGGTCAGCCGCGATCCAGTCGATGCAGAAATGCGGCGTATCGAGCTCAGGGCTGATCTTCACGCGGCGCCCCCCCTGGTTGAACATTTGAGCTGCCAGGGCGTCACGGCGGGTTGCCCACTCGCTTGGCGTCAGGTTGCGACTACCATCCTGAGTCGAGGTCTTCTTCGCCGCTGCTGCGCGGCACACCGTCAAGCTGATTCCATAAACACAAAATGCACCCATGGTCATAACTCCGTAGTGGTTTGTGCGACTACCGCAGGGGTTGCACCCGCCGCGGCTTCGCTATTTGTGAGCAGGCCCTGGGCCCGCAGTTTTTCTTGGCTCTCGGCGCGCGCGGCGTCGAACGTGGCATCGACGGCAGCGCGCGGCATCCGGCCGGCATAGCCACCATCGAGCCAGGCGTGGCAGTCCGAGCAGCCGTAGCAGCCCTCCTCGTCCGGGGCCTTCAACCCCATGCCCTTGCCGTCTACCAGACGGTTCGAGTGGCACCAGGCCGTCGTCTCCGGGTTGCGGTTGCAGATGCCGGGGAAGCGGAGCGTGCACTCCTGGCCGCGCGCCGACTTGCGGATTGGCGTCATCTTCGGGCGCGTCGACTTCATCGGCTTGCGTGCTTTCGGCGCCCGATCGCGGGCCTTCGCCTGCACCGCGGCGACCCGCAGCACGCCAGCGCCGGCCGCCAGGGTCTTCGTGCTCGAGCTGCTCATCGGCTTCTTGCGCTGGAGGGGCTTGCCCTGCTTGAGGGGTGAGCGACGCATCATGCTAAGATTTCGCTTTCGACAACGGAGGCACTATGGACTGGCGTAGCGAGGAATACCGTGATCATGAAATCGGCGCGCTTGCGCACGAGTCGGGCAGCAGTCCAGGTAAATGGCTGGGGAGCTACGAGATCAAGAAAGACGGCGAGGTAGTCGCTCGCGCCGCCGTCGTGAATCTCTATGACAGCGCTGCTGAGGCGCGGCAGAACATCCTCCGGATTGCGAAGCAGGTTCTGGATGATTTGCTTGATCGCTGAAATCATGGCGTCACCCGCTTGAACTCGACCACCCACACCCATGGGTTAGCGCCCCAGCTGCCGGCACCGTTGAGCTGCTCCCAGAGGGTGGCGTAGCGCAGCACCGCGTCCTGGTGCGGGCCCATGCGGCGCGCCAGGTCGAGGATTTCGGCATTGCTGCCCAAGCCATCACACTGACCGATACCCTCGGCGCGGCAATCGCCCGCGCTGATGGTGTTCAGCCGCTCGACGCGCACCGACACCACCTCGAGCAGGATGCGGCTGGCCCAGCGCGGCATGTGAATGCTCGGCTTGCAGCTTGTCCGCAGGTTGTCGTCGGCGTCCATAAATTCCTGCACGCCGTCGGTGGCCGGGTAGCTGACGCGGTACCCGGCGCCGGTCTTCCAGTTGGTTGTGCTCTCGCGCTCGATGCCCTCGGCCCACAGCGGCTGGTAGGTCTCGCGCACCCACAGGCGGTCGCCGGGCTGACCGTACGGGCAGATGACCGGATCCTTCCCGACCGCCTTGCCCATCATCCGGTTGTACGTCTCAATGGCCAGGGTAACCGCCTTGTGCACGATCTTCCAGCCACCGCTCCATCCAGCGTCCTGTTCGATCGGCAGTTTCACCACGCGCCGCGTCTGCGTCTTGGTGCCGCCGAGCAGCGCACGCACCATCGGCGCGCTAAAGAGGATTGGGCGCTCCTTCATGCCTCACCTCCGCCGATGTTCTTGAAGCCGAAGCCGGCCGGACGCCGGGACCAGGTCGGGACATCTTCACGGGTGCCGCGCGAGTTCAGCATGTAAGCCTTGCGCAGTGGCGGGCGGTTGAGCGCGCCGAGTCCGTCACGCGCCACGGCGATCTGCCCCACGTACGCGACTTTCACGACACCCGCCTCCTTGTCGTAGTGCGCCTTGGCGAACTCGCTGCAGTCCACCTTGCCGCCGCCGACGATGCGGAACCACCCGGCGCGCACGCCGCGCTGGATCATCTCGTTGCGAATGTGGGTGCGCATCGTGTTGCCCATGGCATCGAACAGGGCGTCCTCGGTTTGAGGCCCGTTCTTGTAGAGGTACTGGCCGCCGGTGTACTGGAAGGTGTCCCGGGCGGCGGTACGGATTGTTCCGCTATCGATGCTCATCAGTGAGCCCTCCGAATAGTTACTTGTGCGACCCAGCAGCCAGCGATGTGCGGCTCTCCTTCAGCCTCACCGCAGCAGATGCAGCGGGCCGGGCCCTGGGCGATGCTGGGCGCGGCGGCGCGCACTGGCGCAGGCGCCGGGCGGCAGTTGCATGGGCGGCGACCGCCGGAGCAGTCGCCGCCGCAGTCGCCGCCGCAGCCCGGCGCCGTGCGCACCAGGTCGATCAGCGCGGCGAGTGGAGCGATGAAGCGATTCATGCTGCCTCCAGCATCGCGGTGATGACGTCGCGCGCGGCCGGCGGCGCGACGGCGTTGCCCAGCATGTGCACGGCATCGCTGTGGCGCGCGGGCAGGATGTAGTCAGCGGGGAAGCCCATCGCAGCCCGGCACTCCTGCGCCGAGAACATGCGCATCCGGTCGCCGTCGACGATCGCGTGGCGGTCGCGCGTGGTGATGGTGCCGACCGGGCGCGCGAGCGAACGTCCGCCCTTCTCGGCGCCGTAGTAGCTGCTGATGAAGCGGTCACCGTGCACAACGCGCCCGGCGGCGATACGCGCGAGCGTGTTGGCTGCGCGACCTGGCTTCTCGATCGGCTGCCAGTTGCCCGTGCCGAAGTCGATGAAGGTGCTCGCCGGGACGTGCGAGCGCTTCTCAAGGTCGATCATCAACGGGTGTTTCGCTCGAGTCGCGACAATGAACAGGCGCTCGCGGTGCTGCGGCGTGCCGTGATCGGCCGCGTCGACGATCATCGGCGTCAGCGCGTACCCCAAGGCGCCCATTGCGGCGCACCAAGCTGGATACAGCGACCAGCACGTGAACTCAGGAACATTTTCGACAACTGCGAACGCGGGGCGGTGGTATTCGGCAGCAGAGACGACAGCCCAGGCCGTAGAGCGGCGCGCGTCGTGCTGCGGATTTCCGTTTGCCTTCCCGCGCGCCCTGCTGTGACCTTGGCAGCACGGCGACGCCAGCAGGATGTCGTGTGCGGGCACGTCCTGCCAGTTCGCCTGGTGCAGATCCTGGCATGCGTGTTCGGCGCCCGGGTGATTCTGCGAGTGGATGTCGACGGCCGCCGGCCAGTGGTTCGCGGCCCACACGACTTCAACGCCCGCCATCTTCGCGCCGGTGCTGAATCCGCCGGCGCCGGCAAACAGATCGATCGCCTTCATGCCCGCACCTCGTGACGGCTAGCGCCGAAGAATGCAGCCACCATTGGATCGCGCATAGGCGGCGTGCGGCTGACGCGCACCGAGAAGTGGGCGTCATCGCGCATGATGTGGAAGTGACGGGACGGGTCGCGGGCGGCAGCCAGCAAGCTCGATTTCGGCTCGACGACGGCGCGCGCGCAGGTGTTCGAAGTCAGGCCGTCCAGGTAGGCCTGGGCTTCAGCCTCGGTGATGGTCAGGCGGTAGACGGTGACGCTCTCCAGTGCCGCGGTGACGTCGACCTGGCGCGCAACCATGGCGCCCAGCTCGGCGACGTACTTGCGAACGCCAGACGGGCCGACCTGCAGCATCTCACCGATCGCATCGCGCTCCATTTGGCTGGCCAGCAGCGCGTTGATCAGGATGCGCAGCTTTTCCACCCGGGCAGCCGTTTTGCGGTGGGTAACGTGCCGAGCGCGGGTCATTGCTGACCGCCGATCTCGGCCGGCACCGATGCCGCGGTGAAGTCGGCTTCGGTCAGGGTGTGACGGTGGACGGTTTCCGCCCGGTAGACGACGTCGCCGGGGCGCAGCCGGTCGTTCTGGCTGATCAGGCTGTCGAGCGTGGACGCCGTGAACGGCTCAACGATGACGGACCAGATATCGACCTTCACCTGGCCGGCGGTGGCCAAGTGCGAAGCACCCGCGGCACTCAGTCCGAGGGCTTTGGCGCGCGCCACCTGGTTGAACAGGTTGACTACTGCTCCGTGGTGATCGGCATCGATGCAAGCCTGGGCACTGTCGCGCTCTTCCTGCAGGTAGACGAAGGCCAACGTGTTGGCGGCGCCGAACAGGCCGACGAGGACATTCTTCCAGTGTGCATCGCGGGCTGCGAACACATCGGGCGAAGACTGATCTTCACCGCCGTGCGACGCCGGCGTGATTTTCTCTGATAACATGCGTTCTCCTAAGTTGTTCTTGTTTCATGAAGCCCGGCTGCAACCGGGCTTTTCTATTTCTGCTTCTGCTTCTGCGCATCTACCAGGCGTTGGTACTGCTTAGGGCTCATTACGTGGCCGGGCTCGATCGGCAGCGGCACCGGTGGCGGGTGGTCGTTCTTCGGTTGATCCATCTCTTCTCCTTCGTTGAGGCGCCGCAGTCGTGCTGACGGGCGCGCGGTTATCGTGGTATCGGTGGGGAGCGGATTACGCTGCCGCCAGTTCGCGAATTTCTTCAACCGGCAGCTTCATGCGCTCGTGGATGCGCAAGATCGTCGTGTCGTTCAGCGGGTTCTTCTGGTTGCGCATCTTCGAAACGATCGCCTGCTGAAGGCCGAGCGCCGCACACATCGCCTTGTCGTTCTTCAGGCCGAAGCGCTTCTGCACCGTGTCAAACAAATTCGCTACGCTCATCTCTTCGTTCCTCGCTCTGGTTTATTGGTGACGGCGCGCCCCGCCGCCTGGGTGCTGCCTACTTCGAAGATGAGGCGGCAGCGCGATCCATCGCTTGGCGGGCGGTGATCTCGACCATCAGGGCGCACGCGGCGCGCTCGTTGGCCTGGGCGGCTTCCACCAATTCGTTGTGCGCGGCCAGCAGCTCCGCATGTGTTGCGGTCGACGGCAGGCTGACCAGGGCCAGCTGCGCTTCTCCGCTTTCTTTCATGACCGAGCGCAGGTGGGTCGATACGTCCAGGCGCTCGCCGACGTGGCAGCCGACTGAGCGCGCCTCGATGCCCAGCTGGCACAGCCACTGATTCAGAAAGCTCAGGCGGCCTTCCATTGGCATGGCTGCCAGGATCGAAGGCAGCATGTTCGCCGGCAGCTTCGCCTCCTGCTCGTCGTCGCCACCCAGCCAGCGGTACAGCTTCTGCGCGGCCGATTTGGCCCGGGTGTAGCAGTCCTTGTTCGCGGAATCGAATCCGATGCCGGTCACCGCCTCGGCGCCCAGGGCCTCATGCGCCTCGGTGACGCACACGGCGACCGCTTCACGGCTCATCGAGTTGCTGCTCCGGCGCCACCCTTCGATAGTCGATCGCAGGATTTCTACCAGGGACTGATTTTGAAGATGCTGCTTCATGACTTTTTCCTAATCGAAAGCTAATCTGTGAACACTGGATAACAACAAAGACAACGACCATGAAACCGACTGCCACCACCCGCAACGACCGCCAGGCTCAAGACGCGGAGGCCGGTTATGGCTTAGGTTCGCCCCCTACTGGGGATGGGTCAGCGAGCGTCATAAGTTTGTCGCGCGAAGGCGGCGATCGCCCAGCGCGCCCGGCATCCGGCTCTGGATCAGTCGAACGACGACCAGGAGGCGGCTCAGCCAATCCGAGCTTTACGAAGACGGCAGGCCGGGCCAGTCGCAAAAAATTCAACTGTGCTTTCGGTATGCCTAATTTCCGCCAGCCCGAAACCGAGGGCGGCTGGATCTCGCAAAGGCGCGCTACTTCTGACGTCCCGCCCAGGGCGTCGATAATTTCATCGGGCGTAACATTGGGGCTCATGGGCATATTTTAGGGATACCTAAATTTTTAGGCAAGCTTTTTTTAGGCTTACCTCAACGAAAAAAGTTTAGGATTACCTAATGGAACAATGGAAACTAAGACTGAAGGCAGCGCGTGAGGCGAAAGGTCTCAACAAGACCGAATTTGCAAGGGCTGTTCGTGCCTCTAACCCGACGGTCACCGACTGGGAGAAGGCCGTCATTGAAGGCGGCATTAAGGAAATCTCTGGGGTCAGACTGACGAAGGTGTGCGAGGTACTGGGGGTTGATGCATCCTGGCTCCTGCATGGCAGGGGGAGTGGCGCCGCCGCAGTTACGCCGGCATCCACAGATCAGATTGACAAGTTAAAGCCCGTTCAAGGTCTGGATGAAGGCGACCCGACGTTCGTGCACATACCGAAAGTCCGCCTGCTCGTGTCTGCTGGGGTCAGTGGCTTCGGTGTTGAACCCGAGCCATATGATGGCGCAACTGCACCGGTGCCGACCGAGTGGCTCCAGCGGCGCCAGCTACGACCGGAGCGACTCCTTGCGACTCGGGTGCGCGGGCGCAGCATGGAGCCGACCTTCTTCGAAGATGACGCCGTGATCATCAACCTCGACGCAATAACGCCCATTGACGGGGCGGTCTTCGTCATAAATTACGAGGGTGAAGACATAATCAAGCGACTCATGAGGGACGCCGGCGACTGGTGGCTTGAGTCTGACAACCCCGATAAACAACGTTACCCCAGAAAGCTTTGCAGAGGCGCGGAGTGCCTCATCCTTGGCCGAGTGGTGCGCAGCGAACGAGAGCACTACTAGGTGCAGTGCGTAGTAATCGATTTGTGCTGCGTTCGAATCGCAGTGATACGGGTTGCGCCTGCGCTCCTGGTTGAACCTCAGTCGACTAGGACGATACGTGAGCTGCAGCCGCGCTTTGGGGTAGTGCCTCTGCTGCTTGCATCTTTTGAGGATCCGGACATGAGCGATGTTCGCGGCTATTCAGAGTTCCCGGCCGCCGATTATCTGGCGGATCTGCTGGACTGGCATAGCATGGAACCCATCGAATGGGGGCCACTGCCGGTGCCGGCCGAAGAAGAGTTACCGTTTTAGGCGCTACGGCACGCCACGGTGCCGATTACATACCAAAGCGAAAAATGGGTCTCGCAAAAAAGCTGGCTGTTGTTGTGATTGCTATTCCTGTCCTTCTCGTGGGCGGCTCCTACATCCGCAATAAGGCAGTTGGCCCAGAGGGATGGGCCATGGACAACACGGCGACTCGGCTGAAAGTGCACTTTAAGGATCCTGACTCGGTAGTGATCAGGTCATCCCGAACGATCGCGAAGGTGGACCCGGAAAGCAAAGGTACCGTCATCCATATTTGCGGCTTGGTCGATGGGAAGAACTCTTTTGGGGCTTACCCCGGCGCCGTTCGGTTCGTATCGCGCAGCGTCTACAGTAAAGTCACAGATACGTTCGATACCTACTCGGTGACGGTCGAAAATCCGCTGGAAACCGCAACCGCGCATCGGATCGACAGGCGGAGCGGTTTCGAGAAGGTTTACTGGGACCCGAACTGCGAAACCGACAGCAAGGCCACCTGAGCCGCAGCGACGCACCAGGCTGCAGTCACTGCAACAATTGGCGAGATTTCAAGCATTGTTAGCAGGATATACTCATCGGGCGATACAGCACACAGAGGTGCTGATTCGACGGTAAATACTACCGGTTTAGCAGTACTTATTTCTGTCTTTAACCGCTTGATCTGCGTGGGCATCAGCAACACGGCACGATCTTCAAATAGTCTTGAAGTATCTTGATTTGAAGCAACCAGTTAATTCGCTCAACCGATGATTCTGAATAGCAGAATATGTGAAATTTTGGAGTTTTAGTGAAAACAGTTAAAAACCGGAAGCAGTTATATTATAAACAGGCTAAGTTTTCGTCTAAGACTTCCGATACCCTTCAGTTGCTTCTTGAAAAGGCGCTCAAGACCTTTAAGGTACCAGACAGGAGTCAAACCATTTATGAAACGCGAACAACCCTAGAAGATAAGACTTCGCAGGAATGGCTGCGGTTGATAAACAGTCCTCGACTCGTTTCCGGCTTCCAGTGCGGAACCTTAGTCTCCTATTCCCCTGGAATGCATCATATGGTGATTTCTATCGCCAAGTCTAACGAGGATGAACTTGACGTTTCAAAGCACCCGCCTCCTGATGGCAAGCGGTTTATGGAAGCGCCGTTGTACTTCGCAGTCCGCGACAATCATGTGGTGATTCTGCAGTCCATGTCTTTGCGAGCTGATGCATTTGAATCTCATCTAAACTGGTTACTGCAAAAAACTGGCGGGTTGCATGCCGGTGAATCCGTGCGCCTCAGCGACGCAATCCCAGGGGAGATCAGACGAAAGATTAAGAACCGTGCGATTAAGAAAATAACGTTACAGTCGCCGTTCTTTGAATCTCAGGCGAAGGATACTATTGAGCATCGTAGTGTAACAAGCTCTATAAAGGCTGCCGCCGGGAGAGGACTTGATATTCTTAAAGGCATCATCCCTGCGGTGCAGTACGACAAACTCGTTGCACAAGATCTTACCGACGTTAGCGATATACAGTTGAACTTGGAAATCAAAGTGGTTGGGCGGCGGCGTTCTGACAATCACGATGAGCAAGCAATGCGGACACTTATGGATGCAATACGACATGTCGACGATCCAGATTTAGTGCGCGCTGAGGTCGAAGGTATCGGAACGATTAAAGGAAGCGAGTTAAGGGTTCACGACTATCGTAACATTAAGGTAATTGATGGCATTCTAGATACTGCCGATACTTATGACACCATGTGCACATGGGTGATAAGTTTGGTTGACAATAACCGAATATCAGGCGACCATTGATATATGAAATATTTAATGGCAGTCGTGGGCTCGGCAATTTCCTGGGGAATATACAAATATTTCCCCACTGCCTTTTCACAGCTCATTAAGGTTGCCGGTTTTTATGGTGGGGTGACTGCAATTCTTACGGTGCTTACAGCCGGCTGGGTCATCTGCCTTTCGAGGCTTTCGACATTTGAAAAGCTAGAGGATTTGCCAAGTGGTGGCCGAGACAGAATTATCGATTATGCCAAACGTTTACGCCGAAGAATATTGGGCACTATAACGTTAAATGTCGTTTTCGCTTTTTTGCTGTTTGTCGTCATTTTTTCCGCTCAGGTCGCCGCATTTAGTCAACTTAGCTTGGATTCAAAAATCGGATATATCATTTGTGCAACTTTGGGTTTTTGCTTAGGTGGCTCTTTAGATTCTTGGAGATGTTATAGCGCGATCGAAAGTACGAAAGAAGAGTTTATACTTGCACAAATAGAGTCAAAAGCAAGAAAAACCCTTCTTGAGAAGCTTAGAAAAGATGCTCAAGAAAAACCGGTTTCACGCGACGACCCGCATTTGAATGGATATACCGAGAATTTTTAAATACGGAATCGCTCGAACGAGTTATAGGCTTTTTAGGTAACCCAGTTGGCATTCGGTATCGTGACCATTCATTTCGCGCCATTAGTGCTGCCCTCAGAACTCACCCGGCGCCTCGCATAGCGTCGCGCTGCCCGCAGCGTAAGGCCGAAAAACGATTTCGCCTCAGTTTTTCCATCTGCCTTTCCACCTGCAGTGATGTTGCGCTTGTCTCGGGGGCCTTCGCAGATGACTAGCCCTTTATCCCGCCGAACCCCATTCAGGCCGCGCTGCGCCTTCTCAGCCGTTGATGATTTCGCGCGCCCGATTTTTTCCAGCAGCGCGTCGAGCATGTCCTGCGTGATCGGCGCTACGCCATGCCTGTGCGCCCATCCTTTCTGCAATGGGTACGGCACTCCGAATACCTCCGCCTCGATGCGCGTCAGCGCTTTGACGGATCCCCGCTTCTCTAGGTAGACCTCGAGGGTCAGACTTTCGGGCATTTTCGGGCCTTTTTTCTTTGCACCTTGTATAGGTACTGTTGACGTTCTTGTTCTTGGCTGTTCAGAGAGGCTGTTCAGCTTTTAGGGTTTCGAATTATCCCAGCGGAGCCTCGGTTCCAGAGCGGCACCCTCCCTAAAGGCCAGTCAAAAAAGACTCGCCTTCGTGGTGAGCGCCTGCATCCCTTGCTTTCGCACTTCGGACACTTTCGCTTGTTCGCAGACTTCCCAGGTGTTTCCACCTGTCCCCCGGCGCGCTCTACGACCTACCACCCACGCTTTGCCCCTGCCGGACGTCCTTGGCTCTTAGTCCTGGACGTCGGCGGTTTCCCCTCCCTACCCCAGGCTTGCAATCAACCGAACTCGGCCGATGGGGCAATTGTACCTAAATATTTAGGTATGCCGAAATAAATCTGTTGATTTTCTTTTAGGTGTACCTAATAATGGAGCCACACGAAGCGAACTCACCAGCAGGAGCCAGCGATGCCGCAGACCAGCAACCGACCTACAAACGAACAGGTGCGCAGCTGGATGCAACAGCGCCAGGCAGACAGATCGCCTCCGCCGGCACCGGAGGAAATCCGGAGGCAGTTGGGCTGGGGACTGGTTGAGGCAGAGCGGCAGGCAACCGGGCAGGGAAAACGATGAAGACCACAAAACCACAGGGGAACCACATGGAAAAGCAGGAAGCTGCAGCGGCACCCGCCGAGCAAGAAACGATCACCTCATACAAGGGGTTCGACAGCAATTGGCAATGCCGCGGCTTCCAGTACGCGCTCGGTCAGACCGTGGTTCACGATGGCGACGTCGAGGCCTGTGCATCGGGCTTCCATGCATGCGAGTACCCGCTCGACGTCTTCAGCTACTACGAGCCGTCCACCAGCAAGTTCGCCGTGGTCGAGCAGTCGGGCCAATTGAGCCGCCATAGCGACGACACGAAGGTGGCTAGCAAGACGCTGACCGTGAAAGCCGAAATCAACCTGCCAGGCCTGATCAAGGCGGCGATCGAATACACGGTCAAGCGCTGCGCACCGATCGACAAGGCTTCGCCGGCATATTCCGAGAGCGAGCGTGGCGCGGCCAGCAGCACCGGCTACGGTGGCGCGGCCAGCAGCACCGGCTACGGTGGCGCGGCCAGCAGCACCGGCACCCGTGGCGCGGCCAGCAGCACCGGCGACGGTGGCGCGGCCAGCAGCACCGGCTACGGTGGCGCGGCCAGCAGCACCGGCGACGGTGGCGCGGCCAGCAGCACCGGCTACGGTGGCGCGGCCAGCAGCACCGGCTACGGTGGCGCGGCCAGCAGCACCGGCGACGGTGGCGCGGCCAGCAGCACCGGCTACGGTGGCGCGGCCAGCAGCACCGGCGACGGTGGCGCGGCCAGCAGCACCGGCTACGGTGGCGCGGCCAGCAGCACCGGCGACGGTGGCGCGGCCAGCAGCACCGGCTACGGTGGCGCGGCCAGCAGCACCGGCTACGGTGGCGCGGCCAGCAGCACCGGCGACGGTGGCGCGGCCAGCAGCACCGGCTACGGTGGCGCGGCCAGCAGCACCGGCTACGGTGGCGCGGCCAGCAGCACCGGCAAGCACGCGGTCGCGATGGCGTGCGGCTACGAAGGCCGGGCAATGGCTGGCGAAACCGGCGCGATCGTGCTGGCTCACCGTAACGATGACGGCGTCCTGGTGCACATCCGTGCGAGCAAAGTCGGTGAGAACGGCATCAAGGCAGGCGCCTGGTACCAACTCAACGTCGACGGTCAATTCGTGGAGTGCGCAGCGTGAAAAAGAAATACGTCGCCCAGGACCGCGCTGTCAACTGCGTGATCGCCGCCGGCATCGCGGCTGTGGCCTACGGCCTGATTCAAGCCTTCGGGAGCTGATCATGACGACCTGGACCCAGAAGTACCTAAAGGAAGCGATCGCCGACGAGATCGAGCTGGCCGCGCTGCTCAATTACGGAAAGCTGGTCCGACCACCGGCGCCGACGATGTACACGCTGCTGCAGCGCGCTGGCGGCCCGCGCACCGCTCGCGGCGCCCTGGGCTCCGGTGGAGACGCTGGCACTTCGGCGATCCCGATGTGGCGCCGTAACTGGGGCGCTGCCGGGTCGCTGATCTCGCGCCTCTGCCTGCAGATCAGGCACGACATGGACGAGCGCACCGTTTCGGTTGGTGCAAGCGATAGGCGCCGCAGCGTCACCGAAGCCTATGCGGACCATCCGTCGGCCGATGCTGCGATCTGGGCCGCGGTCGTGCGCGCTTCGATCCAGCTGCTGACCGAGATGCGCGACGCCACCTGACCATGATCCTGGCGCCCCTGACCGCCTGCCGCGTCCTCTACTGGCTACTGCCAGCGCCGTATGCCGACGGCGAATATGAGGTGGCAGGTTTGATCGAACGGCCTCTGCAACTTGAGTATGGCTAGATCACGCGCTTACAGGCCGGCATGCCGGTAAGCGCGCCCACCAGCAGCACTTAGAGCCCCACGCGATGGGGCTTTATCACTGAGAGGGTCACACCGGCCCCGAACATAACCAAGGGAGAGCGCCATGCACCTGCGAATCACGGTCCGCGACGAAAACGACCGACCAGAGACCTACACCGCTATCGGCGATCCAGCGGCGCTAGAGGCTGCGGCCTATGACGCCGGCGCCGTCGGCGTGACCGTGATGGTGATCGCATGAACCGCGCGCAGACAGCCCCGGCCGCGGCGGTGCCGGTCGTGAGCGAGCGCGAGATTCAGGCCGGCATGGTGTCGTACGCGGTCGAGTGCATCGCTGCAGTTGGCCTGGTGGTCCTGATCTTTCTGACGAAGGTGGCCGCGTGATCCGCCGCGCCGCTACGGCACTCGTCGCCGTCCTGGCCCTCTTGATCCTCCTGGCCGAAGTGCAGCGCGCTGACGATGCGGCCGCCGACCAGTTCGCCCAGCACCACCTGGCCGCACGCCAATAACGAAAACACGAAGGAACTCAATGTTCAAGAATCTCCAGTTGTACCGCCTCCCCGCCCCATGGCCGATGACCGCCGCGACGCTCGAGCAGGCGATCACCCCGCAGGCCTTCACGCCGGCGTCGAGCAACGAGCTTTCGCGCCAGGGCTGGGTGGCGCCGCGCGACGGTGGCGACCTGGTACACAACGTCGCCGGCCAGTTCCTTCTGACGCTCAAAATTGAGAAGAAGGTGATGCCGGCCGCCGCGGTGGATGCCGTGGCGAAGGCGAAAGCCGCCGAGATGGAAGAGCAGCAAGGCTTCCCGCCCGGGAAGAAGGCGATGAAGGACCTGAAGGAGCGCGCCGCCGAAGAGATGCTGCCGCGCGCGTTCACGATCCCGTCCCATACGAGCATCTGGATCGACCCGATCAACGGCTGGCTGGCGGTCGACGCTGCGAGCCCCGCCAAAGCCGACGACGTCGTGAAGATGCTGCTCAAGACGGTCGACCGCATGCCGCTCGAATCGCTGCGCGTGCAGAGATCCCCGGTAGCGGTAATGACGGGCTGGCTGGAAACCGATGAGGCGCCGGCCGGCTTCACGGTCGACCAGGACACCGAGCTGCGCGCCACCGGTGAAAGCCGCGCCGCGGTGCGCTTCGTGAAGCACTCCCTGGATCCTGCTGACGTCGGTCGCCACATCGCCGCCGGCAAGCAGTGCACGCGCCTGGCGATGACCTGGAACAGTCGGATCTCGTTCGTACTGACCGAATCACTGGCGATCAAGAGCATCAAGCCGCTCGACATCCTGAAGGAGGGTGCGCCGGGCGGGGCGAACGACGTCGAGCGCTTCGACAACGACTTCGCCCTGATGGCCGGTGAATACGCGCAGATGCTGGCCGACCTGGTCGAGGCCCTGGGCGGCGAGGTACGCCCGTGAGCCGCCAGGGATACGCGCCGCGGCCCCGCGCCGGCACTGATGCGAATGGAATGACCGCTGAAGACCGCGAGGCAGTGCGCAACCACCGCACGCGCGTGCTCGGTGGCGGCCTGATCTCGAAGCGCTACCGCCAGGACATGAGCGACATCACTAATTCGGCGCCGGAAACGAAGACGCCAGCCCCAGCCAACGACAAATAAAACCTAGACCACGAGCCGAGAGAACCCATGGACACTATCGACACCAACGAAGCACCAAAGCGCCGCATCGAGGACCACACGCCAGACGCCACCCTCGACTGGACGAAGCCAGGCGCGCCGGCAATACCTGTAGCAGCGGTTGCGGCCGCGCGAGTCCCGTTGCGCGCGGTGGCGTCGATGTGCGTGAAGAATGGCGAAATCTCGGTCTTCCCTACCCCGGCTGCGAAGGATCTGGCGCCAGGGCACTACATGCTGTCGGCGTCGGCCGTCGAGCGGGCGCAGAGCCCAGTGACCGGTACGGCTGCCCCTGCCGCGCCAGCCGTGCCGCACCAATACCGCAAGCTGACGAGCGAACTGACGTTGAAGGAGCTGGCCGCCGAGTTCTTCGCCGTGTCCGCGCTGGGCGGCGAAGCGGTCATTTCGGCCGGCGTGTGCCAAAAGCTTTTCGAGGCCATGACCACCGCGCCAGCCGTGCCGGTCATCGATGCGCCGCGCGTTGAGAATCGGATCGTGATAACGCTGCGGCAGGCGCACGAGCTGGTGAAGTTCTTCGGCGGGCACGATGCCGAGGTTACCGTTGCTGCACCGCTCCCTGCATGGGGCGAAATGGCACCGGGCCTGTACGCCTACTGCACGGATTATCCGGAGGAAGGGTCGGATTACCTCGGCCCTACCGAGGTTGACGACGATTTGAGTTCACTGGGTGAGCGTGGGCGCAAGGCACGAGCGGCGCTTGCGGCTCTGCCGATTGCACGCCAGGCGCAGCCGACCGACCTCTCGAAGCGTTTGCGCGCTAAGGCAAGCCAGCCATTCGGGCCGGAAGACTTTGCGCTGCTGACGCAAGCCGCCGAGGAAATCGAGCGTTACTACGGCGGCATGATGGCATGGAAGCGGACGGCCGAGAAGAAGGATCGAGACTGGAGCGAGGCACGCATGGCGCGCGAGAACGACCGTGCAGCCGCTCGAGCGCAGCCGACCGACCGCGATGCCGTGCTCGATTTGGCATTAGCGGCTATCGAAGCTGAGCGAATCGCAGCTGTTGGCGAGGGGACGCTTTGCTATAACGAAGGGATCAGCGATGCCCTCAAGGTTGTTCACGCCCTGAAGTCTGGCGGGAGCACTACAGAAGGAGCGGCATCGTGAAAAAACGCTACACCGTCACCTATGACTGGAATTTCGACATGGTTGTCGAGATTGACCACGAGGTATGCAAGGACGAGCTGCTGCATGAAATCAATAAGTTCTGGTCGGATGCTGACTGGCGTCTGGGCCAGGCTGACGGGAACATTCTGAACGCGGTGCTGAAGCTGATGGCGCAAATGGCGTTCCGCCTGAACATTTCGGACTGGCGCGATACCGCCTCGCTGCTGAAAAAGTCCGAGACATGCCCTGAAGGCTGGCCGGTGCTCGACGGATCGGCCGGCATCACCCTGGTAAGCATCGATGACTTTGAGTTCGATGCCGACGAATTCACCATCAAGGACTGAACCATGACCGACACTACCCAACCAGGGGCCGACAACGCCCTAGACCTCGACAAGCTGGAAGCACTGTTGAGCGCAGCAACGCCGGGGTCATGGGACTACCGCGAAGCCGATGGGATTTCGGCTATCGCGCACCCGCTCGGCTGGGTACTTGAATCTGGCGATGAGCAAGAGTGTGCCGACAAGCGCTTCATCGTCGCCGCCAAGAACGCGATGCCAGCCCTTATCGCTTTGGCCCGCCGCGCCGCGCAGCCTGTAAGGGCAAAGCCATTTCCCACGCCTGATGAGGGCTACGAGCGGCAGTGGTTGAAATGCCGCACCTGCGGGCACCTGCAATACTACGACTACATTCCGTACTCGCTGAGCAATCCCATCATGACGACCGCGTGCGGCCACGGTTCGGGCGAGCGCGATTATGGATGCGACCGAATCAGCGAGGACAAGGCGCGCAGTGCGTGGGTCGCCACCCATCCCTCCGAGCCTGCCGTGCCTGCTGTGGGCAGCGCAGCGCCGGTATCGAGCGACCTGTCTGCCGCACATCATGCCTTGTTCAACGCAGTACGGTTCCTTCTGACCGCTTCGGTTCCGGTGACCCGCCAGCAAGACGAATGCTGGCCCGGCTTGAAATCCGCGTTCGACGCATGCCAGCAGGCCCTCGCAGCAGTAGCTGCCGCCAAGGCTGCACCTGTGGGCGGCGCACTGGTGGCGATGCCCGACCTGTTGCCGCCGATGGGCATCCGTAACGACCGCGACATGCTGAACTACCTGATGGTGGCTTTCGACAACGAAATTGGCACCTGTGAACGCTGCGGCCATTCGGAGCCGACGAAGAACATGGACAGCGCTGGCTTCCTGCGCGAATACCTCCGCGCCGCCCCTGCTGGCGCACTGGTGGCGAGCGATGAGGATGCGGCGTTTGAAGCGTGGGCCGTTTCGAGCTGCGACGAGGAAATCTGCAAGCCGCGCACCATCGGCGGCAGGTCGGCGGGATGGGTCTTCAGCGACCGCGCCCGCACGGCATGGAAGGCCCGCGCCAGTCTCGCCGCCCCAACAGGGAGCGCAGCGGCACCAGCAGACCTGACGAAGCGGCGCATTGAGCAGATCGGCTGGTCTTTGCGCATGCAGGCTTTTGAGAACGCCGTTTTCCGCGCTGACCACGGCCAGCAGATGACTAGCCCCGAACAGGACGAGTACAACCAGATCGTCAACTTCGCGCGGGCCATCGCATCCGAGGTGCGAGCCCAATTCATCGCCACCAGTCAGCCTATCCCTACCGGAGAAAAAGCATGAGCGCCGCCCGCCGCATTCCGAACCGCATCAAGTTCAGCATGGTCATGAGCGACCGCAGCAAGATCGAAGGCACGTTGAAGTGCAGCGACGAGCAGTGGAGCGCTATTTTCGCCATCTTGCTGCCCGAAATCGTACCAGCCGAGCAGCCTATCCCTACCGGGAATGGCGACACCGATAAGGGAGAACAAGCATGAAACTGATTTCCCTGATCTGGACGTACCTGACCTGCTGGAAGCACGATCTGGTATTTAAGAGAAACATTTACGGCGACGAGATTATTCACAGCGGCAGGTTCAAGCGCAGCTGGTGGCGATGTTCCAAGTGCGGGGCGTGGAAGTCGAAAGAGCATTTACATATTGACCCGAAAACCGGAGAACCAGCATGACCACCACCCCTACCCACGCCTCGCAGCAATCCCCGTGGTTCGATACCGCGATGGACACCGGAATTATGCCGGATCACGTGCAGCCATCCCTGGAACAGCAAGTTGAGCAGGTATTGCTCGGCACGAAAGAGCAATATCAAGAGGCAATGCAGCCATCCCCGGCACCCGCCGACTGGCGCATTGATGAGCTGGACGCGCTGAGCGATCTGCGCCAAGCCGTGATCGACGGTGCGAGTAACGACTGGCTGCTGACATTTATTCGTCAGCGCCCGCTGTCTGGGCAGCCATCCCCGGCGCGTAGCGACAAGGATGCAGAGCGCGAAGCTTTTGAAGCATGGCACCGCAGCAAGTTCGAGACGAAACATTCGACCGGCCAGCCCACGCGGGACATGCACAACGGTATTTATGCCGAGAAATACGGGCCGGAAAACCAGCAGCAGATGTGGGAAGCATGGCAGTTCCGCGCAGCCAAAGCCCAAGAGAGCGCCCCGAGCAGCGAGAGCATCGCAACGTGGCAAGAGCGCGCGGCAAAAGAATACCCGAGCATCACGACCGGCACACTGGCGCCCTGGGCGAAGCTGAAATGTGCTGCCGACGAAATTGCCGACCTTCGCGCAGCACTCGCCCGCCGCGCTACCTCTGAACGCAGTGAAGAGAAACCCGCAGGCACTATTACACACGATTTCAACGATGAAGGCGTTTGCCGCCGATGCTGCGCGTACAGCAGCAAAGCGCACTTACCTTGTATTGCAGGCACTACTGCTGCCCCGAACGGTGAAACATCGAACGTTATTGCCGGGTTCACCGAGTGGATGCGCGACACCAGCCACTACCCGCACAACGACGACCGCCGCAAGCCGTTCGACGCATTTGATGCCGGCGCAGCATGGGCAAGGCGCGCTACCGCAGGCAATGCCGCACCGACCGAAGCGCAGGCAGCGCGCGACCGCGCCGACGCCATCCGTTATCGCTTCCTCATTGCCAGCAATGCCGCAACCGCCGCACCGGGCGGTCTGCCTGACTTGATTTGCAAAATCGAAGCCATCATCGACAGCTGCACGGTTTTCCGGCGCTGCGCCGAAGCAAAGGCCATCGGCTCGCTTCTCGACCAGATGCGCGAATACGGCAGGGCATGTATCGACAGCAATGCAGGGGCAGTTATACCGGAAGGCTGGAAGATTCCGCGCGAGAGCAACGACAAGTTGATTGCGTTCGCTCGCCGCTGGAAGCTCGACGGCGATTGGCTGACGTGCAAGGGCTGCAAGCGAAGCCTGATCGCATCGCGCGACGGCGAGGAACTGAACCACGCGGCCGGCTGCAAACTCGCCGCCGAACAGCATCCATGGGCACAGTTGCGCGAACTCGTCACCAAGCGCGCCCCATCTAATCCGCCAGCAGGCGCAAAGGAGCAAGCCAAGTGAGCATCGAACGCGCATCACCAACCCAGCAGCGCAAGTCGCTTGAGGTGGCAAACCTGTTCGTCAAGATGGGCGTCGGCTTCGTCCCGATCCCTGTCGCGAGCGAAGCGGAATATGACGCGCTGGCGAAGAAGGCGCTCGACAAGCTGGCCGAAATGGAAGGCATTGCAGATGAGCCGGTAGGCGCAGAAAGGAAAGCACCGTGAGCATCGTTCGCGAAAATCTGATGACGCAGCCAGGCTACGCGCCATATTGCGGCGGCCAAAACTGTAGCACGATGCCACGCGCGCCATTCAACGGCAGCCAGTTCGAGTGCCGCGTGTGCGGCTGGAAATCCGCCTTTGATCCGCATTTCATTGCCGAATATAAAACGAAATGGGGGAAAGCATGACCCAAGACACCGACCAGTACCGCGCAGGTTTTGAGGCGTGGGCGCGCGCCAAATCGCTGCCGATCATCCGCGAAACGACCCCGTTCGCCGGGGCGGATGGCTACGAGGACGCAGAAACGCACATTGCATGGACTTCCTGGATCGCGGCAAAAAGCGAAGCCAGCACCGAGCCTGGCGCGCTGACGGCATGCGCGAACTGCCTGCGCCCGAAGTGCGAGCACAACGGCAAGCTGTGCCCTGCGCCGTACACGACCGTCTGGCACGCATGGGACTACAAAATTCAGCCGATGCCAACCTACAAAGAATATGCGGCCGGTGCGCTGTCGGATGATGCGAAGGACGCGGCGCGGTATCGAATAATCAGGAGCGGCAGCACCGGCAACGACGAGCTTACTGTCGCAACCCTGTTCATCACCGGGACAGAGTTGGACGAAATCACCGACGCTGCTATTGAAGCGAACAAGGCCGGGAGCCTCGATGCGTGACATGGCAGGCCGGCGCATGACCCTGGATCGCCGGTTCCGCAAGCTACTGGCGGCGCTGTACTTGATCGGCAAGCGCAAGAGCGAGCGGCGCGGCGGCTGGGATCGGCGCCGGGGAGTGGCAGAAGAAACGTGCGCGGGATGCGCGCACTTCAGTAACGAAAGGAAAGACGATGGACAAGCAATCTGAAACCCCGAAGCAATTTCTTCGGCTGCCGGCCGTCATCAGCACTGTCGGCATCGGCCGCACAACAATCTATGACCGAATCAAGGCGGGAACGTTTCCGGCGCCGGTTCAGCTCGGCCCGCGTGCCGTCGCCTGGGATGCGGCGGCGATCGCCAAGTGGCAGTCGAGCCTCGTGAGTGGGGTGAAAAAGACCCTCGTTTAGGACGGGGGTAGAGACGGGGGTAGCAGGAAAAAGAAAAGCCCCTTCATAGGGGCTTTTCAAGGTAACTGGCGGAGACGGTGGGATTCGAACCCACGATACAGGTATAAGCCGTATGCATCCTTAGCAGGGATGTGCCTTCGGCCACTCGGCCACGTCTCCA